TTTTGTTTTCTAGATGGTCTCATGATTTCAAGAAGAGGTGCCACAACGGCGCCTAAACCACTTTTAACGGAACCAAAATATCCATTGTCGTCGGATTGCGAGACATAAGAACGGTTATTCATGTAAAGTTGATTGGATTTGGAACCGTAATCACCCTCACTGGCAAACCCGCGGCCATTGGCATTAGCAACACCCAATTGCGTCTGTCCATTTTCAGTGCGATGACTAGGTAAAATTTCACCAGGATTAATCGGCACGGCGTGTAAGCTTTGCGCGACGCCTTCATATTCAACAGTTGTATCGGGACGATTCACATGACGCTCAACAGGAATAGCATGAGACGTTTGACCCTTGCCTACACCGGTGGTGGTGAAAAGTCGGTCTTGACCCCATTCAAATGAGGTCTCAGGGCGATTTTTCTGATAAGCGCCTAAAATGCCGACATTGGTGATGCGACTTTTGGCGGGGCCTTCGTGACCCAAAAACATGGTATCCGTGGCCTTTTGTTTATTAGCAGTGCGTAAGTCATCAACCGTTTTTGGGAGCCATGTTTCGCGACTAAGATTACCCGCGTTGTAGCCGCCTGACCCCGTATTTTGATTGGCGCCTAGACCAAGACCGGGACCGACTTGTTCTTCTTGAAATGGTTTAACACCATTCATGCGCAAACTAGGGTTGACGCGAGATTGGTAGAAATCATTCATGTTGGGCGCACCGTAAGGATTTTCTATTTTTTCATTGGGTGAAAAAAGCGGCGACTGTTCAGATTTGACAATTTGTGTGGAACCGGTTCCTAAATAATTATCAAGGATGGCTTCATTATTTTTGCCATCGCTGGATGACCGGACTTTACCGCCGAAGAAAGGCATCATGTTATTGTGTTTAAAATAGTCAGACTCAACCTGTTCTCCGGCCAAACTTTTATATTGATTTTTATTTGCGTTGACTGATTCGGATACAAGTGAATTTTTAGCAGCGGGATTGAAGTATTTATCAGTATAAGCGGAGGTGCCGTCATATCGGTTCAATACAGAAGTCTGGGCAGTAACATCACCTTCGCTGTTATAATACGTGGATGGAGGATAATTACGATCAGGTACATCCAGATTGGGTAATTTGCTTGAAAATCCTTCAGATCCACATTTTTTAGATTTTGCGGCTTGATTAGACACAATATAAAGACTTCCAAGAGCAACTAAAGGTATAGCTAATTCCATAGTTTTATATATAATATTAAAAATATATAATTCTAATAACGATTTGTTTTGCTTCAAACAATTTATTTATTATAAGGCACAGGTTCTCCAGAAACAACCATTTGATTGCGAGAATACTTATCTTTGAAGTAATCTTTTTCTAAAATGCGTGTGTTCAAGTTTTCATAGAAAGGTTTATTCAAAAAAGTGGTGTCAATGGGATTAATTTGCGGGGGTTCCCATCTATTATTTTCAACTTCGCGATAAGTCCATGCGGGATGAGTCGCGCGAGATTCGTCGGTAACATAATCAATAGTTTCTTTAATGGTTGCGTTCAACATGGGAACGGTGGCATGTTTCTTGTAATCATTGGCCTGAATATGATCGCGGATAAGAGGCCGAGACAGACCTCTCAGATCACTATTAATGTCCATCATATTAGAGCAAAAATTGGCGCCCCATTTTTGGATGCGAACATGCGGATCATTATTAAAAGGCATATTTACGCCATTGCCGGGAACATCTAAAGTGTGTCTTCCTGAAAAGGTATCAATCGCGTTACGTTTTTCAATTCGTCCTCTATCGTCAAAAATTCTAGTAGATGCCATGAACAATATATTGTAAAGACAGATAAAACAATTTAAATGGTACTGTAAATATACATTAATTCAAATTGAATGACAAGCAATCTTCCTAAATTGTGTTTAAATATGATAGTGAAAAACGAAAGCAAAATCATCAGGCGACTGTTTGATTCAGTCGTTGACATAATAGATAGTTATTGTATTTGTGATACAGGAAGCACCGATGACACCGTAAAAATAATAGAGGACTATTTCAATAAAAACGGCAAACCAGGAAAGGTGATCAGCGAATCATTTAAAGATTTTGGATACAATCGCACACATTCTCTATTGGCGTGTCAAGGAGAGCCAAATGCGGATTACATTTTGTTGATGGACGCGGACATGATTTTAGAGAAGGGTGTGGATTTCAATTTGGAAGATTTTAAGAAGGGATTGGATAGAAGTCATGCATATTATATTTTACAAGGATCGTCAAAATTGTCCTACAAAAATGTAAGAATAATAAAGAACAACATCGGCGCGACTTATTGGGGGGTCACACATGAATATGTGAAGATGCCACATGGATCCAAATATTCATCAATAGAGAAAAACATTTTATTTATAAATGATGTTGGTGACGGAGGCGCAAAAGCGGATAAATTTGAGCGCGATATCCGCCTACTATTAAAGGGATTAGAAGATGAGCCAAATAATGACAGATACACATTTTATTTGGCAAACAGTTATAGAGAGAATGGTCAGAGAGAGAAGGCGATAGAGACGTATAAAAAACGCATAGAAATTGGCGGGTGGATAGAGGAAATCTGGGAGAGTTATTACAACATAGGAAAATGCTACATGATTCTAGGAGAACCGGAGAAGGCGATAGCAACATGGTTGGAGGGGTATGACAAGTTTCCGAAAAGATTGGAAAACATATATGAAATAATGGCGTATTATAGGACACAATCAAAACACAGATTAGTATATGAATTTTACAAGATAGCAAAGAAAAGATTGGATGAAATTGTCGGAATCGGAGATTCCTTAGATTCCAAAAGAACCGTCGGAATCGGAGATTCCTTAGATCATTTATTTATGCAAAACGACGTTTATGATTATAAGATAGATTATGAGTTTACAATTTCGGGATATTATTGTAATCCAGACAAAATAAACATGACAGATTTGTGTATGAAAGTGTTGGCAGTTCCGTCAATTGAAGACAGCATAATAAAAAACATGATGGCAAATTACAAATTTTATGCACCAAAACTAGTTGTGTGGGAAGACATAGACATGACCGGCATAAGTTGTTTATTACCTCCGGATTTCTACAATAATGAACTAACATCAATAGATAAGGATTTCTCAAAAAGCACTCCAACATTTTGTCATTTAGATGAAGGTAAAAAAACGATTGTAAATGTGCGACATGTGAATTACAAGATTGGCGAGAAGGGTGAATACATAAACAAGGACCGAATAATCACAAAAAACGCGATAACTGTTTACGATAATTCTGCGAGAACGATAGAGAAAGAGTTTGAAATGAATTATGATAAAGAGTTGGATGGATTGTATGTTGGATTGGAGGATGTGCGATTTATAGAACATAAGAACGAGATACATTTCACAGCAAACCGCGGATTAGAACCTGGATTGATGTGCGTTGAATATGGCAAAATAGACGCGGAAACGCAAACCACGACGTCGCATGTATTAATAAAAACGGACGGAATCACAAACATAGAAAAGAATTGGGTGTTGTATGAGACGGCCGATAGAGACGCGCTGAGAATAGTATATAATTGGTATCCGATGACGACATATGGAATTGGCGCTGATGGCAAATCATTGATTAATAAGAAGACAACAGAGACACCAGCATTTTTCAAAAATCTGAGGGGATCTACAAATGGCATAAGAGTAAGCGCAGAGACATGGTTCCTATGTCATGCCGTTAGTTACGAAGATCGTCGTTATTATTATCACATAATAGTGGCGATAGACGCAGAGACGGGAAATGTTACCAGGTGGAGCAAGTTTTTCACATTTGAAGGGAAGCCGGTGGAATACGCATTGGGATTTACCCACAACAAATCAGATGACACATTCATGTTTGGATATAGCACAATGGATCGCACAACCGAATATCGCAAAACGAGTAAAGAATTATTGATGGCGCTTTTTGTTTAGTAAATTCAAGTGATATAGAAAATATAACCCATAAAGTGTAACAATGGATTTTAGTATAGAAAATTTTCCGATAGAGATCACAAGAGAAATAACTACATTTCTTATTCCTGCGTCAAAGAATATAATATTCAACACAATATCATCAAACGCGTATGTTTCAAGTTACAGTTCAAGATACGAGAAGGCATTTATAGGAAATAAAATAGTAAAAAATGACAAGGGAATATTCTTATCAAGAATAAGTAAAAAAAATAACAAACATAGATATTATTTAACAAAAGAGATAATAGACACGATAGAGATTGAATATAATGACAGATTAATTAATCAGAATTATTATGAATACAAGTCAAAATATGTTGGAAAAAATATTGATGAAGCATTAATAAAACTAATATTATTGTGTTGATATTGCGAGCTTTCTTACCTATAGTCTGTTACAATTGGATAAGGAACTGAATACGCAATATTATGAATATGATCACACTGCACTTTGTGAAATATTCTGCCCAACATCTCATTCCATTCAATTGGATAATTCGGATTCATCTCTTTACATTCCTGCGGGTGTTTATCTGCACCCAATTTATGATATTTTCGCAAACCCTCTATTTTAGAATCCAACAATTTCATCATTTCACCATACCATTGTTGTGTGAAAGCAGTGTTGGGTCGGACAATATAGGCGCCATTTCCGATGAATTTGTCGTAGGAATATGTTTTCAAAACATCAGGGTTTGCTATATCACCAGCTTGTTTTTCTCGGTATCCATTAATATGCACATTTTCATTGTTCTCTATTTCTTCAAATGCGGAAACCCACGATGCCGGTGTTTTTTTAATGTCGCTGTATCCGCCTCCGTGGAAATGCATAAAATAGGTGCGCAAATAATCAGCGCGATGTGTATAAGACAAATATTCATATGCTTCATGCAAGGGGTGTTCTTGAATGATATATTGATTCAAATTTTGCGGCGTTATTAACAGCACTTGGCATTTGCTCACTTGTTTCAAATTTTCCAGACATTGTTTTCGGTTTCCAGACATTGGATTGTTTCCTGTCCAAAAAACATAAACAACCCTGCTTTTAAGTTCTGAAAAAGGTTCCGTTGTTGAAATTGCAATAGAGGCAATGATTGCAATTATGCACAATAACAAAAAAGTAATTAGTTGAAAATTTATTTTCATTTATAATATAATTATTTATTTATGCGACTCTATCGTCTTGTAAATTGCCTGGTCTGCATGTCTCATGGATATAGGTATTTATTATGCTAAAATATTACACCTTATCATAAAAAGATGTAAAAATGAAAGTACAATACGTTAGCTAAAGCACAATATTCTCTTTTTCGCCCCTACATATATTGAATGTTTTTCGGTGCCATTGAGTGATGCCATGACTCTTGATGCCATCAATATGGGCTTTTGTGCCGTAGCCCATGTTTTTTTCCAAGGCATATCTGGAGGACAAATCAGGATGTGCCTTACACAATTCTTCAACATAAGTGTCGCGGGCGTCTTTAGCCAAAATAGAGGCGGCGGCGATGCTGGAATAGGTGCCATCGCCTTTTTCAACAGTTTGATGTTGTAAACTGATGAATTGATCGGACGCCTCATCATATTTCACATAAGGTTTAAAATAGTTGCCGTCAACTAGGAGGAGACCGGCCGACTTATCGGTTTCAATGGACAATTTGGCGACAATAGATTGAACGCACCGATGCATGCCATTGATGACGGAAACAAGAATATTAGATTGATCAATCTCTGCGGCTTCAGCATATTGAATGTCCCAATAGAGGGCATGTTGTTTAATATAATTGGCCAAATCGGTCATCGTTTTTTTAGATTTGATTTTTTTGCTGTCGCGCATCCATTCGTGGTGAAAGTTGGCGGAATCTTTAGGTAAAACTACGGCGGCGACGTAAACCCTGCCGAAGAGGGGACCGCGGCCGGCTTCATCAATGCCGATTTCAAAAGATGATTCATCTGAATGATTGGGCAATAGAGGCGTGGGATTGGATTTGAATAATGGTTTTTCTTTTTTGGGGGGCTTGGGTTTAACAGTTTTGGGCTTTTTTATTTTTGGTGTCTCTTCAATTGATGTTGTTTCCATTGTTATAATATTAATAAACGCAAATGTTTATTTGATTTTAAATATTTAAATCAAACGAACGGGTTATTTTTCGTAATAGAATATATATTATTCACAAATGACAGATATTAAGATAACTCCATTGATGTTATTTTTGTTGCTACTACTAATATTGATAGTGGCATCATTATTTGGAAAAGGATTGACGGAAGGATTTGAAACAGTAACTGCTGAAACTAATGTATTTCTGTCATTAACTGATTATGACAAATATTACAAAAATTTAACAAGATTGTCAACTGAATTGTATTATGATGTTGAAAACGGAAATGTTTTCAATGTCATTTTCAATGATATAAATAACATTTCAACAACAAATACAATTAAACGCCTTAAACTGATGCCAAGAAGTGGAAACAATGTTATTTCTTACAATCCCACCAATAATTTTGAAGACAGCATAAAAGACCTAATTACAAAAAAATCATTAGATAAAATAACTACTTCATGGGTAATCACGTCAACCGCAATGCGATCGCAAATGAATTACATTACTTGGGGTAATTTAACATACATTTACATTATGAACATAGAAGATGCGACCAATTCTTATATAATTGACAAAATGTATTGTTTTGAAGGAAACAATAATATATACAAAAAAGAATTTGGCAACAAAACAACTCTTAATGTTGTGCCAAAGGAAAAATATGTGAAATATGTAGCAGACAAAGATGACAGTGCATCTATTGTTGAACCATTATATGATTCCAAGATCAAAGTGGTTCAGTTTATGAAAAATGTCAAATTTGACATGAGAAATGGCAATTTGATAATAAATGGAATTGGATCTGCTCCGACAACTGCTCCTTCAGCAACAACGGCGGCGGCAACAACAGCGGCGGCAACAACGGCAGCGGCAACAACGGCAGCGGCAACGACAGCTCCTTCGGTAGCAACGACAGCAGCGGCAACGACGGCAGCGGCAACGACAGCAGCAGCAACGACAGCAGCAGCAACAACAGTTCCTGCGGTAACAACGGCAGCGGCAAAATCTAAAATGATTTCTGTATATCATAGAAGCAATAGTTATGTTGGATTAATTAACACACCGACGAAGAAGTATTATAGCAATGCGACAAATTCAACAGATTCATCCAAAATCACAAATTTGACAAATGCCACAAAGCCAATATTTGTTCAAGAACCAATTAGCAAGCACACAATTATGTATTGGCCAAATGGAAAAACAACTGTATTGGCGGCATTTGCCAATTATTTTGATGACGGAGTTTTAATGATTAAAATAAACAGATTCACAAATGCGTCAATGGAAAACGAAGCTACAACTCCGACCAATAGCGTAAATTACACATCAGGATCAAACAATGATATTTTAGACGAATATTTGAAATGGTCAAATTACATGTTGAAGACTCAGGTTGTGCCGCCAGTATGTCCGGCATGCCCTTCTTGTAAACATGGATCCGGCAATGTTTGTACAAGTTGCGGAGGAAATGGTGGTTCAGGAACTGCGTCCGGAGACGGAAAATCATTGGCATTTAAAGATGATAATTCAGTAGCAGATGTAAAAGGTCCATCAAGCGCAGTGGCATCAGTGGGAAAAAGCGCGGGGTCAGTTTTAGAGAAGACTGTTGATACGACAGGAAAAGTGTTAGGCGGAGCAACAAATCTTGCTGCGGGCACAGTAGGAATGGCGGGCGGTTTGGTAGGAGGAACAGTTGGTACTGCGGCCAATTTGGTAGGAGGAACAGTTGGTACTGCGGCCAATTTGGTAGGAGGAACAATAGGCACAACGGCAAATTTATTAGGGTCGGCAGGATCCGGATTAACAAACATGTTAAAGAATGATTCATCGCGTGTTGGATATACCCAATCATATCAAGGGGCTCAGCAAAATGGATACAACCGCAATAATACGGGAATCGCAACACAAAATAATTCATATTCAATGGGAACGCAAGCCGGCGCGCCGATTGACACATATTCATACAATGGCGCATTACAGTCAAAAGGTGCTAATTTCAGACCATTGACTGCGGATTTCAGCGCGTTCTCCAAGTAAAGAATCACTGCGTCAAAGATCCAAATAATAATTCTAAATTATTAGTAAATAGAGACAATCTACTAATAATATCAAATGAAAAAAAACGAATTGAATATCACGACAGCAAATCTTAATGATATATGTGACCGATGTGGAACTGCCGAAGAGATCAAATCCATATTAAGAAATTTTGACACTCATTATAAAAACACAAATTACAAAAAGGGATTTTACATATATGGATCTTCTGGAGTGGGGAAAACCACATTTGTGACAAATATTTTAAAAGAGCTAAATTATGATGTCATAAGATATGATGCAGGCGACGTGAGAAACAAATCGCTCATAGATGCGATTGCCAGCAACAACATATCATCATGTAATGTGTTAGACATGATGAATAAGAAGATGCGCAAAATAGCGATATTAATGGACGAGATAGACGGAATGAATAGTGGCGACAAAGGCGGATTGAACGCCCTAATAAAACTGATAAGACAGAAGAAGACAAAGAAACAGAAGCAGGAGAATATGACACTGAATCCGATAATATGTATAGGAAACTACAACATAGACAAGAAGATCAAGGAATTGATGAAAGTGTGTAATGTGTTTGAGTTGAAAACGCCGACGCAACCGCAGATGAAAACAATTATTTCAGACATATTCAAAACAGTCGCGATAGAGAAACAGGAAATAATCGCGAATTATGCTATGGGAGATTTGCGAAAACTGGGATTCATACAAAAACTGTGTGATAAAAAACCGGAATTAATAGATGAGAAAATACTGAAGAATATATTAAATGTGAAGACCTTTAATGAAGATACAAACAAGATAACGCAATCATTGATTGCCAAGTCATATAACATGGACGAACATAACATGTTGATGAATGAGACGGATCGCACGGTAGTCGCACTATTATTACATGAGAACATAGTGGACGTTTTGCCGAAAAAACAAGAAGCGGCAATTCCGTTTTATTTGAAATTTTTGGACAATGTGTGTTACGCCGATTACATAGATCGCATCACATTTCAGAATCAGATATGGCAATTTAATGAGATAAGCAGTTTGATGAAGACATTTAATAACAATCGCATATATCACAAAATAATGAACGATGATGAGGCGGTGGAACCTGAACAGATCCGATTTACAAAAGTGTTGACGAAGTATTCAACAGAATACAATAACATAGAATTCATTTATGATTTGTGCAAGAAGATGGATATGGATAAGAAAGATTTGATGACATTTTTCCAAGAGATGCGAATATATTATTTGGAAAAGAATCCGGATTTCATGAATGATGTTGCCACGATGAATTCAATAGAGGCAATATTTGAAAGTTATGAAATAAACAAATTGGACATAAAACGAATTTATAGGTATTTAGACAGAAACGTAAAAAAAACGGACATCAAAGAAGTAGATGAATTAGAATCAGATGATTAATTGGCAATGAGATGTTTTGCGATGACAGAGCATACTTTCTTTTTGGAATCATTTACGGAAACATCATCAATGTCTATTGAGTCTGAATCGCAAATATAAGAACATGCTAACATGACAAAACACTCCAATAGTTTAGGAAAATCGTCTGTTGAAATGTTTGCGAAAACATTTGAGTCAACTCGTGAAATACAATTGTAGAAACTATCAGATTCGGAAACAGTATATCCAAGTTTTTGTCGGATAAATAATATTGATGCCATGAGTTTCATGAAAACAGGAAAATTATTGGAAGTGCTGAGATAAGAATCAATCTCGGGATATTTGTTAAGAAGGTCAAATGAGGCGTCCATTATAAGTTATGTTGATTTTTTTGAATCAACATAAAATAAAAAAACATGGATCAATTTTTGAAGTGAATATATATACAAATGCCTCCTAAAAAAACTTTATCATTGGAACATCCGGATAATATGCCAAAATTAACAACAAGAGTTGTGGGACCAAATGGATATTATGAACCCGCGCTAACAGAGGCAGGCAAAGAATTAGAAAGAAGGAAATATAAAGGATTAAAGGATTTTAAAGAAAATGACCCTGAAAAATATTCTAATTGGAAAAAGGAATTTAAACATGATGCAAGAAGATTTGAAGGTAAATTAAGAGATGAATTAGAAAAAGAACAAGCTGCTGAAACAAGAAGACAAGAACGTGCCAACTCACATACAAAAGCAAAAAAAGATCATTCTGACGCAAAAGAATACCGACAGAACAGTATTTTTGGATCAGTGATGGACACATTTGCTCCATTAAAAACACCTAAAACACCAATGGATACTCCTCAAACAAGAAGAGGCAAAAAGGGTGGAAAACGTAAGCAAAGAAAAACCCTTAAGAAAAATCGCTAATTTTCATGGAGGGTTCACTTTTATTGTTTCCGGCAATTTTGGCTAGTTCCATTTTCTTATCATTCAACATAATTTGAAGACGTTTAACCATGTCTTCCAATTCGGCAATTCGTTGATTTCGCCTAATAATTTCTTCGGATTGTGCTTTCATAATCTCAACTGCTTTTGCTGGAGGTATTTCAATTTGACCTTGTCCAGGAACATTCAACATAATTTTCGCATTTTTCGCGTTTTCCTCTTCTAATAATCTATGACGTTCTGTCAAAATTTCATCTATTTGTTTTAGCACATCCGGTTTCATTTTGGTCTCACCCGGTTCATATTTGGCAAGGAGTCCGTCAATCTCTTCCATAAAAAACTTCTTAATCTTGCTCTCCGAATCTTTTTTAATAAAGTCCTCTACTTTTTTGGGTGATTCTTTCATAAACTCATTGTATCCGGATTCTAAAAGACGGCGTTTGTCAAAAGTGTTATGTTCATGTGAAAAACACAGAATCGTTTTGATGGGATCCAATTGAACAAAAGGCACCGTATAATTTTGTAAGAACGCCTTCTCCTCAGCTAACGCGGCGTTTTCGTCATATTTGCTGGTTTTAAGCAAATCCGCGCGAAAAGCAAATGTGCCAGCCGTGGCATGATTTGAACTATATGGTCCAAATTGAACAATTTTCTGAATGTGTTTGAAATAAATATATATTTCACTTGATCCAGCGCACATTGCTTTCGGATTTTCTAATAAACGTTCAACCGCATGTTCAACACGATCAGGTGGATAATAATCGTCGTCATCCATGTAGACGATCATAGATCCTTTACAATAACTATGCATCAAATTGCGTTTTGCGCCGAGAGTCAATTTATTGGGAACCTCAAAATATTTGATTTGACTGATGCCGGACGCGCGGATGACGTCACCGACCTTATCGGTGCCATCATCAACAATGATCCACTCCATACGATCTTTTGGATAAGTTTGATTGCGAAAACAGTCAAACATGGTTTGTAAGAATGGACGCCTATTAAAAGTAGGAGTACATACACTGACAAATGGATAATATTTCTTAGTGAATCTGGGACCGCGATTATTGCTATGATTCTTATGAGGCATGAGATGACAATATATGAAGAAAAGTCTCTATGCGGTTTTAGTTGTAGTATCATTTTTATCTTTATACCCGTGATAAATTCGGTCAAACATATTTGAGTATTTTGTTTTTTCTTTCGCAACTGGAATTTGTGTAATTATTTCTTGGAATTCATCTAAGCCTTTTCCCACATTTTCAATCGTTTCTGTGCCAACTTTAGATTTTGTTAATACAGATGTGATAAGTTTATAAATATACATTATGCTGGCAGCGCCAAAAGAAAACTTTAATATAAAAGATGGAAAACTAAGAATGTAGGGGAAAAGTTTCATTATTGTTGAGAAAAAGAAAATTTCATGAAAATTCAGATTAATCACTTTGAAAAAACTTTCAATATTATTTATGATTTTTGACCAAAAACTATTAGTAGAATTATTATCAAAAACCACTTTTTTTTCATTCATATGTTCAATGTTTTCCTTAAATAGCGAATAAAAGTCTTTGCCTCCATTTTTTATTACCGAATAATAGAAAAAGTAAATAGTCAACATTGTGGAAGACAACATGACAGTTGGCGCAAATAATACTGCGAATTTAACAATATACCAAATAAGCATCACTGCTGTGGGTTGTGCTATGGCTGCTGGAAAGAATGAAGATGAATTTTCTTTAATGGCGGCAGACACAAAAAATATCACATACATTATTGTTACAATTGAGGTTATTACTGGATTTACAGTAAACTGTTTTAGAAAGGATGTTAACAAATCACTGAAATATTTTTTTAGCTGTTTGCTGTCATTTTTTTTAATAAGAATTAACTCGTTGAGTTTTTTTAATGTAAAATCATAAAGAATTGTGACTTGTTTAAAAAAATAAGAAACGACACCAAATGAAAAACTCAAAATTGTATAAAACACGAATCGTCTGCCAAAAAAACTGGATGTTTCTGTCATTTCAGCAATATTTTTATGAATTTTGCTCATTATAAATTCGTCAATTGTTTTAACAATTTCAACAAAATATTTAAATATGGCATTTGTCAAATCGTTTTCTTTTATTGCGGATAACTTAGACTCAAGTCTATCATATATAGGATTTATTAAAAAATTTGAATACCAATTGTGCGCTACTAAAAACGCAAGAAAAGCTGTAAATAATATTGTGAGTATTTCTTTAAAAATTGAAGCATCTTTGCTTGTTCCGCCAAATTTTGTTATTAAATACTTAATTGGATCAAATTTTGGAATAGGTTTTGTCTTCTTTTTCTTTTTCTTCTTCTTCTTATTCTTCTTTGGCTTCTTTGGCTTCTTAAAAATATTTTTGGATTTATTTTTGCTGGATTTCTTTTTACTAGATTTCTTTTTACTAGATTTCTTTTTACTAGATTTCTTTTTACTAGATTTCATTCCTTCTATATTAGAAAATTCATCATCGTCGTCATCAAACCCTTCAATATCATTATTGTCATCAGAAAACCCTTCAACGTCATCGTCATCAAACCCTTCTATATCATCATTGTCATCGTCGTCAAACCCTTCAACGTCATCGTCGTCAAACCCTTCAACGTCATCGTCATCAAACCCTTCAACGTCATCGTCATCAAACCCTTCTATATCATCATTGTCATCAGAAAACTCTTCAACATCACCATCAAATTTTTCAAGAGAGCTAACATAATGTGAATTCAAATTTTTCATTTTTTCCAAAATATTTTTATCCATATCACTAAACATGGTTGATGATGGCATCTTATATATAATTGATATTACTTTTCAGTTATATATAAGAAATAAATTATCTAGCATACATTAATCCGCAATATCCGCCGACAAACGAAAGAACATTGTATCTTTCTTCAAACAAAACCAGATTATAATTATATTCATACAAACGCCATGACGACGCATTTGTTCCAATAACAGTACCATTATCCAGACATGTTATCTGATAATTTGAATTCTGCAAATCTATTTGTGGAACATAGGTATTAATTTCCAATTCAACCGTTTTAAATTTGGACATATTAATTGCGCCGGATGGCTGATATTCATGCGGATCTGTATTGAGACAGAAATTATAACAATATAAACCTTCTCCGGCGAAGCCGGCCGTTCTCGTATATTTTTCAACATAATCATACACTTCGCGTGTTAGCAAATTTTCTCTATATTCACCATTAAAAAGTATTCCCATTGTTTCCAGTATTTCTTTCTGATTTTCAACATTGAAATCACTAGTTATGAAAATTCCGGTTTGACTGGAATTCGGATTAATAAAAGGACCAATGGGCATTTCGGTAATAGCATTCACAATATCAGCATCAATTCCTTCCTGAGGTGCGTTGATAATATTTCCAGGAATGACTCGGTAAGGCCAATTGGTATAATTGCTCCACTCATTTCGCATATAAACATCATTGCGTTGTAAATACCACATCCAATTGGCCACCATTCCACCAGTCTGAACCTTCAACTTTTTGGCGCCAGTGACATTTTCATATTTATATTCGTGAATGTCTTTAATCAAATAGACTTGATCTTCTGCTGTAAAATTGCGAATCTCGTCTTTTGACAAAAAACAATAATTTGCTAAAATATGAACATCGGCATTCCACGTGGTTGTTTTATTTAGATAGTATTCTGGGTCAATTTTCACAGCCGGTGGAGTTTGTATGAAGCGATAAAACTGATGTTCTGGTTTAGTAAAATCCGGTCGCACATAAGGAAAATTATTAGCACTGTCAAAAACATCTCTGATTTGAAATAATTCTTCAACTGCCCTTAGAGTGACAGTTATAGTCAATTCGTTGTATTGCATAGAAACAAGAGGAAAAGCACATTTGCTTTCAAGACAAAACCACGTATTTAGAGGTATGTATAAAGACCTGCTACGTATGGATGGTTCCGAACCTAAAATATTTGAAGTATAATACGCAGACGGATACGAATTTGCCCGACCCTGTGAATTGCCTGGATCATTGATGTCATTAATATTTCCAGTCATTGTATTAAACAATTCCCTTTTATTTTTGTCAAAATCGCGCTCCACCACTGCTGCTAAATACTCACCCGAATATTTTTGAATGGTGAAATTACCACAACGAACTTCTATTTCTTTTATGAGATGAGTGCCGATATTTTTGATCCATCTAAAACTATAAGGAACCCAACGTTCACCGGTTTGATCACATGGATGATAAATTGGACTCCATAAATGAGGCAATGTCACCACAACATAACTGTCCATCAAAAGTTCGGCATGTCTGGGAACCCTGAACGTGAATACGGATTGTTCACTGAGACGAAGATCCCGTTGTCCATCATAATCAATACGAAACTTCTGCATTCCGAAATTGGTATATTTAGAATAAGTGACTTTAAAGAACGTTTTGGTGGGGTTTCCGGTAAGTATAACATTATTATTGCCTTCTGAAATTATATTTAATAGACCTCCTGCCATTGTCAGATTTATATAATACATTATTATTATATTTCTAATAGTTTTCCGTCGGCAAATATTTTATCAGCAATTTATAAAGACGAAATATTATGAACATAATTATGAAACTGTTAATTTTAGTGATAATATTTATTTCAGGTTATATTATTCATGGCTTATTTCAAAAAAATGCCGATATAAAAAACCAAATGGAACAAGAAATACAAAAAAATGAAAATCATTCGCTAGAAGAATTTTCTACTTTAACTGCGGCAGCAGACATGTCAAAACTTAATGACGCAGCATCTGCTCTTGGCATGGGATTAGATATAAAATCAGTTCCAGAAGGTCATTACAATTTTCCTATAAAAGAATTTATCATAAAATCATCTTACAACAGCGCAATTGTAGGAGGGTCGGCAAACAAAGAAGCTATTAAATTTGTCCTTAAACGTGGATGCCGAGTATTGGATTTTGAAATTTATACAAGACGAGATGACAAGGATTTTGAACGTGAATATATATCATATTCTGAGGATCCGCAGTATAAATCCATAAAGACCGATTTGGATTTGTCTATGGATGATGCTTTCATGACAGTAATCGGAAACGCGTTTACTTCCGCGCCGGCACCAAAAGACCCATTATTCATTCATTTGCGAATTAAAAATCATAGTCGCGATGCTTATAAGCGCATTGTAAAATCTTTAGAAACCAATTTTGGATCAAAGATGTATGACAAAAAGGTGAATGGAAGCACAAAAATCGGCGATCTGATGGATAAAATAGTTATCATTTTAGACACAACAAGCGCGCCTGATTATGACAATTACGGAAGTTGTTTACAAAGTGATGGAATAAATTGTGTTCCATTTAGTGTGTATATTCAATTAAGAAGTGGGATGGTAGATTTTCCCAAATATTCTTACATAGATTATGGATCATCATGTATGATTTCATCGCCAATATCAATTGCGGATGATAGACGCACGGACATGAAATCGTTTTACATGGTTACGCCTCCGCAAGTGGGAAATGTGGAAGCACCTACAGTTGCCGAATTGGCAAAACACCCGTGTCAAATGGTTTTGATGAAATTCTATAATCAGACGCCCGCTTTGAAAAGTTATGAAAAAATATTTAATAGCTGTGAATCGTCATTTTGTCTGATATCAACATTAATACTAAATTCACGCAGGTCAAACAATTCAGAATAAATTATTTTGATCATTGTCACAATAATTTATAAATAATATATATAATGTCAAAATCTCTATCGCGCAATAAGAAAAAACAGAAATATGACAATGAAATTTGTGACAACGCCATGACTTTCCAAGAATGCGAGATTGCGATTTTAAGAAAGGCCGTTGATGAAAGCGAAGCCGTTCAAGGAAAACGCGTGGCCACAAACGAAGAAGTCAAGAAAATCATATCTATTTTAGAAGAATTCCTCAAATTGAAACACGTCATTTGTTATGGTGGAACCGCAATCAATAATATCCTCCCGAAAGACGATCAGTTCTACGACAAAGACATTGAAGTCCCGGATTATGATTTTTATTCCAGCAATGCCATGGATGACGCCATTGAATTGGCAAATATTTACCACGATTCTGGCTACGGTGAAGTAGAGGCAAAAGCCGGTGTTCATCACGGAACATACAAAGTTTATGTGAATTATTTGCCGATCGCGGATATAACGCAGTTGAATGACACGATATTTGACGAGTTATACAAATCATCTATTAAGATTGCGGGAATCAAGTATGCCTCGGCGGATTTTCTTAGAATGGCAATGTTCTTGGAATTGTCCAGACCCGACGGCGACGTGAGCAGATGGGAGAAAGTCCACAAAAGACTGAATTTGTTAAATAAACATTATCCTTTGAAGGCGATAGGCAAATGTAACAATGTGGAATTCCAACGCAAGATGAATCGCGACGCAAAAATTGGAATAGTTGAAAAGGAAAAAATGACATTAGAAGAAATAGAGGCAGAAATATTCACCATTGTGCGCGATGAATTGGCGTCTCAGGGAGCCGTATTTTTCGGCGGTTATGCGTGTAGTTTATACGGAACCTATTTGAAAGACCACACAAAACATGAATTGGCAAAAATCCCCGACTTTGACGTGATTGTGGAAAACATAGAGAGAGTTGCCCTCATAATAAAGGAGCAATTAGAAGAGAATGGTTACACAAAAATCGGATTAATTGAACACGCGGCGATTGGCGAGATTGTGCCCAAACATATTGAAATCCGTGTGGGCAAAGAAACCATTGCGTTCCTATATGAACCAATTGCGTGCCATAATTACAACAAAATTGTTATCGGCGGAAACACATCTATTAATGTGGCGACCATTGACACCATATTGACATTTTATTTGGCTTTTCTATACACAAAAAAGATCTACTATTACAAGGACAGATTGACATGTATTGCCGAGTTTTTATTCAATGTTCAAGAGGAGAACCGATTAAGTCAGAAGGGATTATTGAAGCGTTTCTCTATGGATTGTTATGGAAAACAGCCGACGATGGAGGATATTCGTTCAATCAAATCGGAAAAATTTGTGGAATTATCTTCTATTAAAGGGACGCGCGATTATGATGAATGGTTTTTGAATTACAAACCCAGTTTGAAAAGGAAGGAGCCTTTAACCAAAAAAGGCAAGATGAAATCGCTTAATAAAAAAGTGATTGAGTATTCTCCTGGATTCAAACACAAATCTCAAACCAGAAAACACAAGTCACAAAAGAAATTCAAACCTGTTAAATCTCCCATTCAAAAAAGTAAAAAAAACGATAGATATTTGTTCTAATTTATATTACAATTTATATTCTACATGAGTGTAGAATATAACTGCCTATTCATCCAAATTCATTGTGACATTTACATGTTCATTAATTTGGTCAATGGTGATTCCAAAATCAAGTTCTTCGTTTTCGGTTAGAGATTGAGTTTCCGGTTTTTTAGAAGCCTTGGGTTTTTCTTTTTTTACGTCTTTTACGTTTTTGGCGTCTTCTTTTCTTGGTCTGCCTTTTTTCTTTTTTTCGGGCTCTATTTTTTCGTTTTTTTTTTCAGTGTCTGAAACGGTTGAAGAAGTGTCTGACCATGCTGTATTATGATTCTCTATGGTTTCAATTAAAAAATCACGAGATGACACACAGGATGATTCTGACGATGCCACGCTAGAAACCGGGGTTGTTAATAGAAGTGTTGGAAAATGATTTAGATCAGTATCAGAATCAGATGATGAAGAGTCGGAATCAGTATCTGTATCTGGGTCCGCATCAAAGACAATCTCTTCATCTATTTCAGTTTTAAGCGCTTCCATCTTCCTGAGAAGTTTTGTAAGATGCTTAGTCTGCGTGTTTTTGAAAAAATCCATATAATTGAGATACAACATAATCTGATCTTTCAACACGGAATTGTCATATTCAAGCGTTTTGATGAAATTCAGAATACAAATACCTGTTTGCGATTTGGAAGTGTAAGAATCTATTTTCATTTGATTAGAATTGTGTGTCATAATTAAACTGAATATGAGAGAACATACGTCATCATGTAAATTTGAAACGTCTTCTAATTTATATTCGGCAAAAGGATTGAGATCATTGTAAATTGGCAGCTCCTTGATAGAACTCGGAATTGCGTATTTGTATTCATCAAATAGAGACGAAATCAATTTGAACAATTTATAGTAATCGCAGTAAACGCGATTTGTTATTAAGAGCAACGAATTCTGAATATTTTCAGTATCAACATTGAACGCTTTAATTTGAAAATTAAAAGATTCTAAACAGAATAAAAAAATCTTCTTGTGGCTATTTGTGGATATCATTTCCGAATAAAGGTGTTTGAGTTTTCCAATTTTGTCTTTGATTGAATTGTAATTTGCGGAAATTTTACATGTGTTTTCTTTCACGATAGAGAATTCTGATTTTAATGTTTCCAATTGACTTTCCATTCTTATTTGTATTATATGAATATTTTATGCCGCGCTGATTCCTAAATTTCATAAAGTAATGATTGCGACGCTATTAAACCTTTATGTATGTTTCATCTTCGTCTTCGGTGGATTCCTTATTGTCATTGTCTTCATCTTCGGTGACAGTTGATCCTAATATTTCATTGATGCCAATCTCGCCATTGGTTATAACTTCATCCGTATATTCTGTTTCATCCTCATCCTCTTCTAATTCTTCTTCATCCTCTTCTAATTCTTCTTCATCCTCTTCTAATTCTTCATCTTTGTCCTCTTCTAATTCTTCATCTTCATCCTCTTCTAATTCTTCTTCATCCTCTTCTAATTCTTCATCTTCGTCCTCTTCTAATTCTTCTTCGCAATAGTTTAATTCAGTCCTAGATCGTCTTGATCTGATAATATTTTTTTTATCCAGGTTACACCAACCCGCATTCATAATTGGATTGCCGCGATTCTTTTCAAACAATTCTTGTATTTTAGTTAAAAGTTTTTCAAAGAGTTCATTTAATTCGCGCGAATCCTCGTCATGCTTATTTTTATCATATTCAAACATAAATTTATATAACAACCGATAATTTATGATGAACTTATTAACTTTTGACGGAAAAGTAGAATTACATATAGCATAACATACAATTGTTACAAACAAATAGACAAATAAATTTGCCGATAATAATAGAGAAAATCTTGAGCCAATGGCATCAATAATAGCATTTTTAATAGTGTGAGACATGATTTGAATTGTGTTATTGTATTTAATATCAAATTCATACAGTTCAGAAATGATCAATTTTTTTTGAACATAAAAGTGACCATTTAGCAAATTTTTACCGAAGTATTATAATATAATGAGTGCCAACAGTGGAATTAATGATGAAAAATCTTTTGCGGCCTCTGCTATAGCGGATGTGACAAAAAGCAATGTGTTGGATGACGAAATATTAACATCCATTAGTGATAAAGACGCTGAGAAGAAAGAAGAAAAGAAGATGCCCGAAGTCAAATGGTCAACCGAAAGCGAAAAAATCCCTGGCGAATGGTGCGACGTCGCCAAATGCTATAAATGGCTTCATAATCGCGCTCACCAGAAGTTTTCCGTATTACACGCCTGGTTTACTATCCCCGCCATTATTTTTTCAACAATTAGTGGAACCGCGTCTTTTGCTCAAGCAAGTTTACCAATGTCTATGCAATCATATGCGCCCATGGTAATTGGTTCCGTCAATATTATCATAGGAATATTGACGACCATACAGCAATACATGAAGATATCAGAATTGAACGAGTCATTCAGAGTGTCAGCAATTGCGTGGGACAAATTTGCCCGAAATATTAGTATAGAATTGGCAAAAGCACCGGAGGAACGAAGTATGGACGCAGGGCATTTCTTGAAGACTTATAGAGAAGAATTTGACCGATTAATGGAGACAAGTCCATCTATTCCCAAGGCCGTAACAAAAGAATTCATCAGCATATTCTCTGGCAAGAAACCATATTGGTGCTGCCCCTATGATGATGACGCCGCCGACGAAGAGAAGAATGAGGAGGAACGCAAGACGAGATTCAAGACTCTTAAGAAGCCTGACGAGTGCGACACAATTATTGTATCCGAAATTGGAAAACACGATTGGTATAATCCTGCCCGCATTCCTGTAATCAAAACACAGCCGACGATTGACGAGAACTCAATAGAGAATCTATTGTCGCAAAAATTCAAAGTGATACAAGATAAGGCTAAAAAGGAGGAAGAGGAGAAGCGGCGATCCATAGACGAACAAAAATGGATGGAGGAGGAGAAAATAAAGATGGAAAAAGAAGAAGAGGAACGCCGAGAGAGAGTTCAGAATCAATTTAGGCACGCGGCGATAGAGATGGCGAACAAAATCAAAACAAATAATAAGAAAATAGAGGAACATGTGAAATTGTTCAGAGATAATTATGGACGCGATCCTCTCAAAGAAGAATTGACAGAGTCTCTTAAAAATGATGTTGATGCTGAAATATTAGAAAAATTCTTGGAAAAATATGTGCCTAATGGTGGAGGAGACAATAATGTATAAATTATGAGTTAGATGTTGATGGAGATGTTGAGTTAGATGTTGAGTTAGATGTTGATGGAGATGTTGATTTGTCGCAATAGTGTTCTTTGTCGGGTTTTTTTGTCATGTTTCTCAAAGCATATTCAATGTTACTTTCATCATAGGGATCAATTATCCATACTGATAATATTAAAGCAACAATCCAAAAGCAAATGGCATACAAATAAAACATTGCATAATTATTTTTTGGATTGAAAACTTGCATTAATGACAATATTAGTCCTAAATAAATCAATGACAATGCCATTTTTTTACCAATGACTTTGTTAACTATGAATAATGGATCTTCAAAAATTCCTGAATATAAAGTTTCTAACCATTTTGTTAAAAATTCCCATATCTTTGAAAGAAAAGAAGAGCTTGAGTTTGAGCCTGGACCATGGTTTAGTGACATATTGCCCATTGCTTCTGAATTATCTCTAGTATTTGATGTGGCATTGGTTGTGGTATTAGATTCAGCCATTATATTTTACTATATAAAATATAAATCATTTTTGAGCGTTTAAATCTTCATTGGTTTAATATTCAACAAACTGATCTGGCGATTTTACTCCATAAATCATCGTTTTGTTATCAAGTTTAAACATGACTGTGTTAACATCATCTTCATAATTGTATGAGCTTTTGTTCGGAAATTTTGTGCTAGTCCAATCTCTCATTTTCATAGTAAAAAATGCGTGACGAATGTAGGTGGCATCTTTTTGAAGATTCAATATTTTTGTGGAAAAAAAGTAATAAGAGCCAACTTCTTTGGGATCAATGATACAATCACTTGTGACATGTTTTTCATTAATTTGTTCCTGAGTCAAAGTATAAAAGGTGTCCCCGTCATCATTGGTCATACATAAATATCCTACTATAGGAATGGTAATTGATTTTAAAGCGCCACTTGATTTTATAAACCAAGGATTTAAAATGGCCGATAGAGGAAATGATTTTGTGGGTTTAAATAATTTAGTGATAGACACGTCTACTGAATTTCCAAAAATAGATTTGACATTATTTAGTTCATCAGCGATGGCATATTTAAATTCCGGATTCAATTTATAATCATTTAATAATAACAGAGTGACGTCATAAAAAACATAGATGGTGTCATTTTTAGGAATAAATCCACGATAACATTTCCCAAAACTAGATTGAATTTTGCCGGTTAATTTTCCTCCGCGCAAGCGCTCGTTGATGTTATTATCGGTAAATATATTAACAAGTTGGTCATCGCATGTTTTAATAAAAATATTTTCTAAATGTTCTTCAGAATCATATTGAGAAAAGTCAAAAGAAAATTCAGGAAACCAAATTTTACCATTATCTATTTTGACAGCATATTTCACAAAAGGCATAACACAACTGTCTTCAATATAAAAAACGCACATTTTAATCATCATTTTATCGGTTTCATCGGATGGAATATTTTCACTTACATATTGATCATTTGGATAAAATACATCTATTTTTTTTAAAAACGGTTCTTTCTGTTTCATTTCTGATTGAAATTGCTCAAATGTGTATTTTTTTTCCATAAATGTTTATATTATAAGATCATAAAAATCGTGAATGTGTGGCGCAAAAAAATGGCAATTAGATATATAGATAAATATGAATGTTGATTACACAAAAATGAAAAGTGAAACTATGAGTGTTTTATCAAATCCCACAATAATATCATATTCACTTATTTTCTGTTCAACACTAATTTTAGGATATTATACATTACATGATTCTCAGGCATTCAAACCTTCTGAAGATTCTAGAGAATCCAAATCATTATTTTCCGCATCAGATACTCCAGCAAAAGAAGAAACGGCTCCGGAACCAGCTACCTCATCTACAAATTTCTTTGGCGGTCCTGAGAAGAAAGACGAACCAGCACCTGCTTCTGGCGGCCCCGAAAAAGAAGAAGACAAAACAGCTCCTCCTTCTACTAATATATTCGGAAGCCCTGGAAAAGAAGAGGAAAATCCTGCTCCTCCTCCCTCCACTAGTGTATTTGGAGGTCCAGAGAAAGAAGAAGAAAAACCAGCAGAAGAAGCAAAACCGACTGGAACTGGTGGCAAAAAATCGCGTAATCGCAATAAGAAAAATGCCAAGAAAGGTAAAAAATCAAAGAAGAATCATAAATTATAAAATATTTGCCAATTGTTCTTTTTGTTCTGTGGTGAGTGTGGCTGGAAAAGTGACGTCAAACTCAACGATTAAGTTGCCACTTGTGATCATTCCTAAATTGGGAAATGCTTTTCTGCCTCCCGGAAAAATAACGGTATTCAAAACATTGAGAGTTAAAACTTTGCCGTTCAAATGTTCAAATTGAAATTGCGTTCCACATAATGCTTCTTTTAGCGTGAGCGTTTTCTTAAAAATCAAATCATTGCCTTGTCTTGTGAAAATCGGATGTTTTTCAATGACAATTTGTAGCTTGACGTCTCCGACGTGAGATGCACTTATGCGATTTCCAATTCCTTCCAATAAAATAGAATCATTATTATTAATTCCAGCAGGAATTTTTACATTGACAGTTTCTGTTTCTGTTATTTGTAAATCACCATTTTGAACCCATCTCTCTATTTCTACCGGCAAAACCCCTCCCACAAATGCTTGTTCTAATGTTATTGATACTGATTTCACAATTGTTTGAGGTTTTCCGATATGTCGTTTTATGAACATGCCTTGACCATTATGAACAATCTCTATTCCTCCGCCACCGCTCATTCCTCCCATATTAAACATCATTTCAAATATGTCGGGCATACCAGGCGGCATACCAGGCATTCCATGATTCATATGAAACCCAGGAAATCCCGGAAACATACCATGCATGGGCATTCCATTCAATTCATTGTCATATTGTTGTCTTTTTTGCGGATCTCTCAAAATCTCATATGCTTCATTCAACTTCTGCATCATATTATTGGATTCTTCCGGATCGCCTGTGGCTCTATCGGGATGATATTTGAATGACAACGAACGATAGGCTTTTTTGATTTCACCTTCGTCTGCGTCGGATTGAAGTCCCAAGATTTCATAATGATTTGGCATTATATAAAATAATTCTTTTAATTTTTCTACATCATAATTACGCAAAATAATATTTTCATGAATTAAAGCATAAAAATATTATTCAAATAAATATCAATCACCTGCTAATGGAATCATTGACAACCTTCGTAAACCGATATAAACCATATTATATTACCGATTTCTTTTTAGATGAAACACAAATGAATGTTCTGAATGTTCTGAATGCTTTGATAGAGATTGATGATCTAAACATATTGATCGTAGGTAGTGAATGTTCCGGCAAAACCTCTTTGACCCATGCCATCATTCGCAACTATTATAATATGAATAAATCCGCTACATTTCCTGAACACAATATCATGTTTATAAACAATCTAAAAGAGCAGGGCATCCAATTTTTCCGCAATGAGATGAAGTCGTTTTGTCAATCGCAATCCAATATACCCGGCAAGAAAAAGCTCATCGTGGTGGATGACATAGACAGTATCAACGAACAGAGCCAGCAAGTGTTCCGCAATTACATAGACAAATATGGAAACAATGTTCAGTTTATATCGGCGTGTACTAATATTCAAAAAGTGAATGAGTCTTTACAATCACGGCTTCATATTCTGAAGATCAATCGTCTCCAAAAAAAACATTTGGTTGAGACCATGAACAAAATCATCGCGATAGAGAAACTCCAAATTGATGAGGAATCTAAAGAATTTATGTTAAGCATTTGTAATGATTCTATCCGAGTCCTGATAAATTACTTAGAAAAGATCTACATATTAGGAGAACCGATAGACATTAAATCGGCGAATAATCTGTGTTCTAATATATCGTATGTCCAATTTGAGAAATACGTGGTTCAATTGAAGAATGGGAATTTGAGAGAGGCGATAGAGATCTTGTGTGAAATACATGATTATGGATACTCGGTGATTGACATCTTGGATTATTTCTTTAATTTTGTAAAATTCACGCCGAACATAGAAGAAAATATCAAATATAGGATTCTGCCATTTTTGTGCAAATACATAACTATTTTTCACAAGGTTCATGAGGACTCTATTGAGCTCGCATTTTTTACAAACAATTTGATGGAATTGTGGAAGATTTAAACCAGCGGATTTATATTCTTCATCAATTTAGAATAAAATGTGCGTATTTATATAATGGCGTCTAAAATTCAAACATGTGTTGATAAATTGTCCATTAAAAGAGATTATAGTATTTTTTCAAAACCAAAGCATCGTGAGTTTGACGCGAGTCACGCAGCCAAAATAGCAAATTTATGTCAAATTTTATATGGAGATTTGCCTCCGGCTTCAACTTCAAAAAGCGCAAGTGTGGAAGCGGAAAAACAATTATTCCAAGATTTAGTGTATCTGTGGTACAACAACCATTCGGTCATTGAAGAGCTGTATCATTTATTTAAATTATCCGGATTGTGTTTTTTACATGGAATTCATTTATCTTTTGGAGAAGAGGAGGAGAATGAATCAACACAAATGATTAAACATCTAGGAAAATCAAAAAGCAAAGTTCGTCCATTTGATCCAGTTAAGTACATGAGAACTGAAATACGCAATTGTCAAGAAAAATTCATGGCAATTCCAGTTACTTTTCAATTTCACGGCGCAAAAGCTTCCCACGCAAATATATTATTTATTAAAGTTGAGGGACGCAATAAAAATGAAAAAAGAATCGTAGAAATGGAAAGGTTTGAACCGCATGGGTCAACTTATGGAAATGAATCATTGTCATATCGCATTAATAGTAAGATGCACAGTTTAGGGAATTCACTTTTTCCAAGTGAGCATTACGACGTGAGACAACTTGTCAAACCAATTGATCATTGTCCAACTATAAAGGGGCTTCAAAATTTAACAGCCGGCAGCGCATATGAGGGGTCATGTTCAGTATTTGCCATGTTGTATGCAATATTAAAATCAATAAATCCGGAACGCACGCAATCCGAAATTGCGGATGACATTCATAAAATATTACTGAAACACAACAATCCAACAATGATTGTCAGATTAATTGTCAATGTTTTAACAGGGATGTTAAATATCACAAAAGAGGGGTCACATTATTACATCGTGAGTCATACTGGCGAAAAAAGGGAACTTACAATGGATCAAGAAACAATAGTTAATGCTTGGATTAACAATGTCGGAACAAATGTCGTCATGCATAGAGGCAATAAATATGAGGGAAAATTTGAAGATGGGCAGTTTGTAGAAGGCACTATTACATTTGCGGCAACTAATTCCGCAGGCCGAAAAACCTACACAGGAAAAATCAACAAAGAGACAATACAATTGAATGATCCGGAAGGCGAACTTATATGGAAAGATGGCAAGACATACAAAGGAAGTTTTATTGACGGCAAAATGACGGGCAAAGGTGCCATGCGTTTCAAGAACAAAGATTTTTATGAAGGAGACTTCGTTGATGGCAAACAGACCGGCAAAGGCATATTTATGCATTCAGATGGAGAAATTTATAAAGGAGATTTCCTCAATGATGAATATCATGGCAAAGGTGATTATCGCAGTCAAGACGGAGAAACCTATGTAGGAGACTGGATAAATAATAACAAAGATGGCAAAGGCGTATATCATTTTGAAGATGGAAACGTTTATGACGGGGATTGGTTAGAAGATGAGATGTCGGGCAAGGGCAAATATTATTACAAAAGTGGCAATGTTTATGAAGGAGATTTTTATAGAGATTATATGTGGGGAAAAGGCACCATGCGATATGTAGATGGTAGAATATATGAAGGAGACTGGAAAAAAGATAATATAACGGGCAAAGGTTTAATGCGTTATGCCAATGGTAATGTTTATGAAGGAGACTGGCTGAATAATAAGATAACTGGCAAAGGCATCATACGTTTTTCAAATGGAAATTCATATGAAGGAGACTGGAAAGATGATTTAATGGACGGCAAAGGAAAATATACAAAAGCAAATGGAGAAGTGCTTGAAGGAGATTTTGTAAAAGGAATATACAAGAGGACAAGTCCGGCGAAAAATACAACGCGCAAAAGTAGAAGAAGCAAGGCTCCCAAGGCGGAAAAGCCAATTGGTCACATTGATTCTAGTGAATCTAGCAAATCTAGTAATTCAAGCAAATCTAGCAATTCAAGCAATTCAAGCAATTCAAGCAATTCAAGCAATTCAAGCAAATCTAGCAATTTAAGAAAGGCTCCTAAGGCGGAAAAACTGATTGGTCAAATTGATTCTAGCGAATCTAGCAAATCAAATGATTCAAGTAAATAATATAGACATATATTAGCGATAAAGTAAGTAATACAGAAAAATGTCCAACCAAATATTTAAAACTCCGGTCCCCATAAATATATTACACGACCTGTTGGAGAAAATATGTTTGAAAACCGACAAGTATTATTTTTTGGATGAAACAGCATATCGCAAGATGTTGTTTCATGAACTAGAAAAACCATTTTTAGAACTTATTAGACCTTATTATTTTGTGTCTAAATTATTCTATTTGGACCGAGATTTTACCTATAATAGTTTTTCAAACATTGTGCGTCAGATTTGTAAATTCATGGATATTAAATTGGAATCCGAAATCAAATATTGCCATTCCAAATACTATATTAATTTTTTTATATACTGGTAACAGTACTAGTCATTTGTAAAGTGCCGGCATTAGAAAAATACTCATTTGTGCTGTCAACAATAGACGCCTGTAAGTATTTTGTTACTATGGATTTTGTTTTCATCAACTCACCAGTTGATAAATACGCCAACCACTGATATTTTGATCTAGACAAAACCTCGTCCGCGGGAATCGCGATTCCATATGCGTTCTTATCCAAATCAATAAAATCCTCGCTCATCAAATCATCTATTAAAATCTGGCGACCCTTTGATGTCTTAATTCCAATAAGTCTGCCATCTACTAAACTGGCATGTCCTGCTTGAATATGTGTGGTAATCATTTGCGATGTTTGTCCCAAAATTTTGGATTCATTAGAGAAATGATTTGATCTATTTCTTTCCTGTAGAACCGTGATCATCTCCTTTATCACCGGGCATGACTTTCTTGCTCCCATTACTTGCATCCCAGGCACAAACCCGGCACACCCGTTGGAAGTTGTCCGATTAAGCTCTTCCGCGAAAAACGGCTGTCCCTCTATCGTGTCCATGTAAAGTGGCACCACATTCTTGATACATAAAAACGAATTGGGCAAAACGACGCCTCCATAAATATAGAGAATTTGAAGCATAGCCACTTCGCGAAATTGGGATTTGAAAGGCTCGGCCATGGCATATAGTTTCACATCCCACAAAGGAATAAGCTTACTAAATGATTCGTCATCAATGAGGCAGACATTAAAATCATTTCCGCAATGATTAATGATGGTTTTAATGGTCTGATGAATATAAGGTTGATTTAGATCAGTGGTATTGCGACTCTGAAAATCTTTCCAGCGTCGGGCATTGACTTCATATTTGCTATGTATCCATAATTTGGGTCTGTTTAATCCATGGAGCGGCGATTCATTTAGCAAATACTCACGAATCATCTTATCGGTTTCATCTGTGTCGGACAATTTGCGTTTTATTGCGTCTCCATAGTAACTGACAAATCCAAGCACGGCAATCGCGGCTAAATATTTGTAAACATATTTTGATTCAAACATATTATATGATGACGATATAAAATAAAACTCATAATAATACAAATATAAATAAAATGTTTAACGACGCTGATATTGATGATGATTCTGATGAATTGACATATGATGATATAAGATTATATCGTGTGAAAAACCCAGTACTATTTTTTAAATCCGTGTGCGCGGTTGCCATAGGAATGACAATATTATATTTGAAATACCAATTGTCTAATTGCCAATCCGCATAAATGCCGCCTTAACCGCGTTCTGTTTTTCCTCATATTCGCGTCGCAATAACAATTCGCGTTGTTGTTTCTGCATCATGGCTTGTTCATATTCGCGCTGTTGTTTTTCAAGCAGTGTATTGGATTCTTCTTTAGACATTGATGAACCGCGTGATTTTTCACGTTCATTAATATATTGATCCACTGTTTTATATTGAGGCACATTGGCAAAGTCTTTTTCAGATACTGAAAAAACAGTCTGATCTCTATGGACTTTTCGCACATCGTCAAATTTCAATTTACTGAAGACGTCGCATTCGGCATATGACGCCGTTCCTTCATCATCCCCTTCATAATAACTGGTGCCAAAACCAACTTGACGCATTTCTTTCACACCGCCATAAACAGTCATCGCCGCTTGCTTCTGTTTGACTTCGTTCATAACTTCACCCATGTTTTTAGAATTCACAGTTTTGCCGCTAAAATCATGGATAGACTCTTCTTTTTTAAACCAATCATGTCGGCTTTGATCTACTTTTTTGGACATATTGGTTTCATATAATTCATTAAACTTGTCATTGAACTTGCCGCCCTTGGCATTCTCAAAATGCTTAGCTGAAACAGTATTGTCTTGCGCGTTTCCTATTCCCGACGACGCGGCCACTTCCGGCACATATGCTGTCTTTGTCATTGGTGCCATATTCATCTTATTTTTCTCCTTGTAAATATCTAGAATGATCTCATACGCTTGTTTGTAGAAGAGAAAATACTCAGACGGAAGTTTGGATTTGTCAGGATGAATCATTAGCACTTTCATCTTGGCGGCGCGCATGGATTTCTCGGTCAAATCATACGTCAAGTCAAACAGTCCAAACATTTCTTCTAAAGAGTAATTGTTAATATCAAGGTTGTGTGGTTTCTCCGATTTTGAAGTCATTATACAAATAATGCCAAAAATAAACAAACGAAATTAGCGCATAATTTCCGACAGGGAAATTGCGTAATAAAAATATAATTATTTTGTTTATATAATTATATTTAGGAATCGTCACACAATGCAATTCACACCATACATAAAACAAGCCCCCGTCCAGCATAATGAATCTGCCTTATATGAGATTGAAGTGACGAAAAAATCATTTGAGGAAATGTTGAAAAACAACACTGGTAAAATTGTTATTAAATTGGGTGCTACCTGGTGCGGACCTTGTAAACGGATTGAATCCCATGTTGTCCAATATTACAACGAGATTACCGAGAAATTCCCCAACATAAAATGTATCATGATTGATGTAGACGAATCTTTTGAGATTTATGGTATGTTCAAGACCATGCGTCAAATATCGGGAATCCCCGCAATCCTGTGTTTTAACAAGGGCAATGTGTCGCCTATTCCTAATGACTCTGTAATTGGTGCGGACCATGCGGCCATCAATGAATTTTTCAAACGGGTTATATCGTAGAAATGCCGTGACCAATCCGCAGATATTTTCATATATCACAAATTTGCATTTGTTTCAATATTTTTTTTGCCATGGTCCGTTATTTTTACATCTTTTACATCTTTTACATCTTTTACATCTTTTACATCTTTTTCTTCAAATGTGGAGAGTGAACGACCAACATTTATAAATGAAATTAATGGAATTTCACTATCATAATTATTCATTATATTGGGAATTTTATATAAAAAACAAGTAAAAATCTATATGTATTTTTTACAAATATAAACTCTGATTGGTAGAAACGTGTTTTAAAACAAGAACATCAATCTTGGACAAGCGGTTCATCAAATCTATCTTGCCCATATTATCACATACTGATATCAACTCGCGCGCCACAGTTGATATCTTTAAGATCGCTTTCGTAAAATCCCCCGCGGAAACTCCCTTCTCCTCACTAAGTCTCTGTAGCAACAATCGGCATTCTCCTTCATCCTTACATAAACACCAGTCCATAACATCATCCACTATCGTGTAGGAAAAACTATCCATATTTTCACCAGAATAAATGCGGACTTCTTCTTCGTCTTGAATCAAGGACTCGCAAATCCGATTTAAATCGCGGATGCGATCATTTACTAATCCACAACCAGAACAATTATTTGGTCCGACATCCTCTCCCGAAGGGACGCGCACATCAGTGAAAACCGACAAGAATCCTGCTAGATGAATAGGTTCAAATTCGGCAAAATCATTTAACCCAACCAATATTTCAGTCATTAATACAGGATTAACTTCGGCTATTTGTCGGCAAATCTGGCCCTTAACCTCGGTCAAAGTAAATGAATCTTCATGGACAATTTCACGTTTGCGCAAAACACGGATGACATTATGGATTTGATTTTCAATATATTGAGAAGTAGATTCCAGTTCGCGAATCTTCTTTTGTAAACCGATTTTCAAAGATTCGTATTCACGAAAATAGACAATATCTTTTGAAACAGTTGGATTAGATTTTGTCAATTCAGCAATTTTCTTATCCACCTCTTTGCGTTTTTTATTGCTGGCCATTTCAAGAGATTTATTTAAATCATGGAATTCTTGTAAAATCTCTATCGGAGTCTTCACGGTTTCAAACCCATCCTTCTTTTCAGAGAGACCACTTTCTAATTCGGCGATTTGTGTCCTCAGTCCGTTTTCCATGGATTCCAATTCCAAACTTAACATGGATTTTTTAACAAACTCTTCATATTCAATAGAGTCAGACAACAGATTAAGTATCATAGGATAATAGATCTGGAACTTGCTAGTTAGTTTCTGTGGAACCCCGCCCAATATTTCTTTATAAGTTGTGATATCGGGTAAATCAAAAAGGTTGGAACAGTGGATTACATTGCCGATTGTGTCAATGCCTCGCCTACCGGCTCGGCCGGCCATCTGCGTATATTCATGCGACATTAAAAATCTCGGATGCTCCCCGCCATCATGTTTCTTCAAACTTATGAAAACCGCCGTCTTGATCGGACAATCCAAGCCAATTGCGAAACTCTCCGTGGCAAATAGAACCTTAATATATTTCTTAGAAATCATCAGTTCTACTATTTCGCGCAAAACTGGTATCATGCCCGAATGATGAATTCCCACACCCTTCTGAAGTAGAGAAACTAATCTAGTGTATTCAGGCAATTCCGCGTATTCTCGCCAATTGGGCAATCTGCGCAAAATGGCATCACATTCCTTCTGGATTTGATAAGATGTAATTTCATCTTCATCTAATAAATTCGCCTGAACTTCTTCCGCACATTGTTCAACCAATCTTCTAGAAAAAACAAATATGATTGCTGGAAGCATAGATTCCTTGTGTAAATGTCCAATCAATTCATTCAAAACAAACTGACGATTAGTTCTCATATTATGTTTTGTCATCAAACTCGTAATATTAGAAACCGCAATGTAAGTGTCTGGTCTAAATTTACCATCGGCTTCCTGAATAGTCAAACACTTACACAATGACTTGCGAACAGTAGCAGACGCGTCCTTGTCATTTATCTTCTTAAAAAGACCTTCATTACTCGTCATGAACACATAATGTGTGAGAGGGACCACCCTGTGATTTGTAGAGCAAATTACTACGGATTTTCTTTTGCTTTCTTCACAGTCTTTAACAGATTCACACCAATGAGCAAATCGGGTAGGATTATCAATGGTAGCGGACAACATGATCATTTGAACTTGAGAGGGTAACATCATGATGCTTTGTTCCCAGACTTGGCCACGATGCTTGTCGTTGATATAATGGCATTCATCAAAAACAACGGCGGCAAGATCTTCTTTAATATTTATATCAAAACTAAGGAAAACATTCTTTATGTTTTTACTTGGTCCTTGACTTTGACAATCAGATAATTCAAACAGACGATTCATGAGGATCTCGGTGGTCATGATCAAGACATCGGCGCCGGGATTGGTTTTAATATCGCCTGTCAAAAGACCGAATGAAATATGTGGGAACTTTTCCTTGAATACATGATACTTGTGATTGGATAGAGCCTTGATAGGACTTGTATAAATAACTTTCTTGCCCATTTTAACAAAATGCTCAATTGCGAATTCGGCGGGTAATGTTTTGCCGCTTCCGGTATGCGCGGTAACCAAAACATGATTCCCCTCCACGATTGCCATAATGGCTTGTTTTTGAAAATCACTGAGTTCATATGAGTAATTTTCAAAATAATTGTTTGATTCTGCTGCTGATGCCATTTGTTATTGTTTGTCTAAAATAATAGTAATAAAACATTTATCTGGTTTTAATTTATTAAGTTTGAGAAGGGTCTGAATGAAAACAGCGGGAATATTCTTTTAAAAATCTCTATGGGTTTATAAATCATTGCGATAGAGATTTCTAAAATGTTAATAGAACAATATATTTTCATTTTCATCTTTTTTTTGTTTGCGGCCGTCTTCATATATATTCATGTGGCCTATCCATTTTGGTCACACATGCCAGTTAGCCACACCTACGATTGGCATCACCGAGTACCTTATTTAAACAAACCACGACCGTTGGAATCAACTCCTTATCATAGAGGCAATAAGTTCTGCGATCCGTCACGAGTATCAACAACATCTTTTTATGATTTGACCACGGAGATGACAGATAAATTCATAGATTTATTAAATTGTCATTATTTACCATCAGATTCTATTTTGTTTGCGATAGAGAAAAAGAGTTTTAACACTTTGTTTAGCGGACATTTTGACACTCCCTACATTTCGTTTTTCACGCAAAATGATTTTACAAAAAAAGACGACAATAATGGAATAATTGGCGGATGTATAGCTAGTTACCCTCTACATATTTATAGCAAACAAGCCCCCGAATTAAAAGCAGCAAATTACTTAGGATATTTGTCTTGTTCCAATTCAGAAAACACAACGGAAACACGAAAACTGATAGCCACGCATGAACACTCATGTAGAAGAAAAAAACCGGAAATAAAAGCCGCAATCCTGAAAAAACACGTAGGTAATTGCCAAGGAGTGAGGCCTCTGGCCGAATTTGAGACGCGGCTTCTCTACATAAATCCCTTGACTAATTCAGAAAATAAAGCAAAAACTAAGATGTCACCTTTTCAAATATATCGTGAAAACTGGAGTATGTTAACAGACACGCTGGCAATATTGCCGTCAAAATTTGACTTTTGCGCCTACATAGACATAGGCGCAATCAAAGCGCGTGTGGACGCATCGCAAATGTGGATATATGGATTACAATCGCAAAGTGACAATGGTATAGTGGCCTTATATTTCATAGAGGATGCGCTGATGCTATATGAAAACGTGAATGATTATGGGGGCAAAACCATGGTTTTGAGCGCGTCTTTTTATAGGGGTAAAGACAAGGCGGCATTTGCGAAAGGGTTTACGGAATCGGTTAGATTGATCCAAAAACAAAACAAGGATTATGTGATGATGTTGGTGGATGACGTGGGACACAATGGATATTTGACCGATGTATTAGACGCAAAATTGGTGAAAAAGACGAGCGGGGCATATTATTTGATAAACTATTTATTGCCTGAAAATGTAGACAAGGAACGGATGTTTTTATTGGGGTCTTGAATTTAATAAAGATTCAATGGTTTTTTTGGCATCTTCTTTGCCGTTAAATTTCAACATACATATTTTGCGGTCAGCAGGATTGGATGCGTTCTGATTTAAAAAAGATTTAACAGCATTGGAAGCATCAATGCTAATATTTTCTATTTGGGTTGGTTCAGGCGAAGTAATAAACTCTGAATGTATTTGTAATTCTATATCATTGTATAGAATTTTTGCCAATATTCCATAAATGGTATTTGATTGTGTTTGATATTTTTTAAGAACTCCGACTTCATATGAATTCCATGAAAGAGAAAATGGATGTATAACTTCTTTGGTAACAGTTTCGGGTTTCAACTCTACCACAATTGCTTCAAAAGTACTATTTAGAAATTTAATTAATTCTTGATTTGAATTAAACGCATTGTCTGTTTTGTCTTTTATTGTTTTTTCATAATTGTTTTCGCCATTCTTATTTGTCACAACTTGTTTAACATTTTTTAAAATAGTTTTCGCATCATTATTCTTTGGGATAAATGAATTGCCGCAAAAATATTGTAACAATTTAAACTTCTGAACAATCATTAAAAACTCAATTGTTTGTTTGTCTCTATTGATGATTTCATATTGAATGGTTTGGTTAGAGGTTTTGACAGGAGCATTTGAACTGTTTCCAAAAAAATCAATATTTAATACAGAAACGTCTTCATCATTGTTTGTTGTTATTTGTGGCGTGTCAGGGGTTTCTTCAGATACTTCACCCATCATTCTTGAAACCTGTTTTCCAAGATTCTGATATGCTTTGTCTATTTTTTCTTGAAATTTTTCATTAAATAATGATGGTTCTTGTAGCAATTCAAAATGTTTATAAAAAGGCGTCAAGTCATCTAAGTCAATCCTGAGATTTGACGTTGGAACTATGTGGTCAACCATGATAAATCCAATATTCGGATTGCTCAAATTCGCACCTCCCACTATTTTTATGGTTTTATTTTTTTTTACTTTTTTAGAATTATGTTTTCTAGATCTCGGCATCTATATATCATAATGCGAAAAGTTTTGCCGGATTCAGCGAATTATGCCGGTTTGTTAAACAATTTAGGTCGCAAATTTTCCATTTCCTTGTCTGGTATGTTACCATAGAGAAATCGTTTGACTGACTTAAAGCTTTCCAACATTTCAATAATGAAATGGATTGAATAAACACCACATTCGGTGTCACCTTGCTGATGATCACTTTTATTGGTCAAAAACTTGAATTTGATTGGCGCATCCTGTTCCAACCCTTGGGCCTTGATGGTTTCAACGAATCGCTTAATTTCTTTCGGAATGCCGCCCTTGGCACTATCAAAAAACACTACTGATTTGTGTTTAACATCAATGAAAATAGAGACCCAATGCGAACCACCCTGATTGTGTTTATCCAAATTGAAAACCGCCGCAAATCTGGTTTTGCCAGCAGCCATTAGTTCTTTCAATACAAATTTACATAATTGGTCTTCAACGCAATGACCGTCCGAATATTTGAAATCATAATCAATGGCGCTTGTTCCTAAATACTTAAAATCGGTGTATCGTTCTTCATATTGTTTCATGACCTTGTCTATGTCGTGATTGCTGAGCCATTCATTCTTATTTTGAAGCCATTCGGGTGGATGTTCGGGGGCAAACAGTGTATTTAATAACCGTTGTTTTTCTGATGGTTCATCTATCTCATTTAAAAAACAACGTTCATCTGCGCAATGAGATAAGCGCATCTTGAATTCATGCCAAATGAGTATGGGTCTAGTGGCCATAATTAGATTATCAGGATGATCTTTATTAAACTCGTTGCGCAGACGCATTAATACAGGTTTGGTAATACAAGAGTCTTTGGCGACTTTATCAGATTTTTTGACCAATGGACTACACGCAAGGGGCGAACCTTTGCTTCCTCCTCTTCGTCTTCTTGTTTTTTTATGTTTTCTAATATTACTTCTTTTGTTGGTTCTCATTATATATACATGTCTGATAATAACTGATAATAAAAAAACAAACATTTGCGTTTTTATTATTTTAATTTATTGTGGATGTTTTCTTAAGGAACGAGTGAAAACAGAGATATTGTTTTCTTAAGGCTTGACCGCAACCTTCTTGACTACCTTCTTGACGGCAGCAGGAGCAGTTTCAACCTTAGTCTCCACCTTAGGAGCAACTACCACCTTAGGCTCTACCTTTTGTAGTACCTTAGGAGGCTCGGGCTCTGGCTCCTCATCACTATCCTCCTCATCACTATCCGCAACTTGAGTTTGAATTACTGCCTTGGCAGCAGGTGCTTCCTTTGAAGTAGGAGCAACTTCCTCCTCAGCGGCATCATCTTGATTGCTGTTATCAATCGCCTCTTGATCCTCCTCGGTCAACTTAATGTGGCACTTACCAAACACACTATCAGTGACCTTGGGCTTGACGACTGCTTGAATAAGCTTCCATGTGACACCCCATCCCTTGCCACCAATCCAAATGCCACCGCACTGTAACACAGCAGCAGCAGTACTCAACTTGGGAACAAAGTGAGCAGGAGTAAGCTCTTCGTTGGCATTGGGGAACAAGAGCTCACCCTTGGTGTCATAGATCTCTACATTCCACTTGTTCTCATTCTCATAGAACGGAACCTTGGCATTGATATTGGGCTTCTTTGTGGTATCAATCTTCTTGGTGCCCTTGACCTTGGGGTACTTGAGGATAGGGAAGAAGGTGTGCTTCAAAATTCCCATATCCAGCTGCTCGCCCCACCACAGCTCGCTGTTCTGAACAGCAGACTCTAATACGGTTTGCTCAAATTGCTGCATCTTCTCTAAAAATGCCTCGGTGTTCTTATTTGCGTAACTCTCATTGGGAAAGGTGAATGAGATCTGATACTTGCCGTCAGAGACGCCGGTTTGCGGATCTACGAAATCACTGATGCCCCAGGTGGTAAGGGAAGGAGTGGTGACATGTAGACTGCGATTGCTCTGAGTGCTGATTAAACTGATTGACTTGCCTCCCTTCTCATTGACTTTAGGAGGCATAAAACGGATATTCTTAGGATTCCAATCGGAAACAGGAATAACGACAGGTTGAGTTTTGGCTTGAGTAGATGACATTGTATACTGTTAAAAGTGTGATCGCTTTATATTATTTGAGAAAAGCAATTTGAAAAACACCTTGATCAATTTTTTGACGACTCGTGAATACAGGCGTAACATTTGAGAATCCAACCAAAAACAAATGAATTATATCAATATAGACGCTTTTCTCATGAAATATAACATATACAATATATAGTGCCTAATGCTGTCTAAAATGATGAGACCTGTTGATGAAACTGTACCAGAGTACGAAATGCTAAATAAAGACGCAAAACCCCTTGAGAAGTACAAATTGCCTGAACTGAAATTGGCGGCAAGATATTTTGGGTTGCGTGTTGGTGGAAATAAAACCGAGTTGAAGGTCAGATTGATAGAGAATCTGGAAAAAACAAAGAAAATAGTTAAGATTCAAAAGACATTCCGCGGACATTTGGCACGGACGTGGATAAGACTTAAAAAAGGAACTGGTGAACCAAGTGTAAATGACACCGATTTTTATACAATGGATCCGATAGAGGAAATGGATTTCATGTATTATATTCATTATACTGAAGATTCCAAAGACACAACCCAATCAATGAGTTACGTGTTCAACATAAACTCGCTTGTAACACTGATGTTGAAAAACGGCAAACTGGAGAATCCTTATACAAGACAAGACATGAAGAAAACATTAGGATCAAAAATGCTAAGAATCATTAATTTGACATCCATTCTATTTCCTCAAAATGATTTGATGAAGAATTCTACGGAAGCAATTTCGGAAATAGAGAAGATTCGTCCGGCGATTCCGGTAGATCCAAATGCTAATTATCAAAACATGGCGAATGAATTGTTTATGAGAATAGATTCGCTTGGAAATTATACAAATGTAGAATGGTTCAATGGATTAACAAACAGCAAATTATGTACACTCATTTTGCGGATTTATTATTTCTGGGGATTTATTGACAGGCAATTAAAAATGCGTATATGTCCCATAAAGAGCCCTTTTTCAATTGATAATTTGGGAATAGATATGGTATCTACAGATCGCACAATAGAGGAGAACCGCGCCATCGCGATTCGCGTAGGAGAAACTTTGGTCTATGACGGGGCAACCGATGAATATAGGACTTTAGGAGCTATGTATTTTGTAACGGGAATGACAATAGTGTGTGAAGAGGCGCGTGAACAGATGCCTTGGTTATATGATAATTATTTCGCGGTCACAAGGAGGAATTAGAAAAAATAAAAGATCTAATAAAAATAAAAGATCTAATAAAAATAAAAGATCTAATAAAAATAAAAGATCTAATAAAAATAAAAGATCTCAAAAGACAAAAACACGAAACTTTAGGAAAACACGACACCGTTCTAGAGTGTGAAATGCTCAAAATGAATAAATGCGTTAAACTACTTAAAAAAGTAACACTTATGAATGTATAATAAAATGGTCCGCCAAACAAAATCCACTGCTGCTTCTGCTACCCCCGCTACTACTACTCCTTCTGTTACCGTAACTGTTGAGACTGTTGCTCCTGCTCCTGTTGTTGAGAAGAAGCCCAGAAAGACTAAGGCGCCTGTCGCTGAGGTTGCTGCCCCTACCTCTGTTGAGACTGTCGCTCCCTCCGTAGGAGCCACTGATGCCTCTGCTGCTGCCCCTGCTGAGACCGCAGCAGTCCTAGACGTTGCCACTCTGTCTTCTAAGCTGACCGATTTCAGCTCCAAGATCCAGGCTATTGCCAACCTTTTGTCCTCCATGAAGTCTGATTACAAGACTCTTGAGAAGACCGTTGCCCGCGAGCTTAAGCAGGCGACTAAGTCCAGTGGCAAGAAGAGAAGATCTTCTGCCAACAAGCAGCCTTCTGGCTTCGTCAAGCCCACCAAGATCAGTGATGAGCTCATCAAGTTCCTTGGCAAGGATGCTGGCACCGAGATGTCCCGTGTTGAGGTCAGCAAGGAGATCAACGCCTACATCAACTTACACAAGCTCAAGGATGAGAAGTGCGGCAGACAGATCAACCCTGATGCCAAGCTTACCAAGCTCCTTAAGGTCCAGAAGGGTGAGGTCCTCACCTTCTTCAACCTCCAGAGATACTTGAAGATCCACTTCATCAAGGCTGTTCCCCCTGTTGTTGCTTAAATGCTTATAACAGATTATTCACGATGATCAAAACAAACAAATAAAAATCAAATAAAAATGTTATTTGATTTTTTCAATAAATGAGTAAAAACATAACACATGTTTTCAAGGAACAAGTAAAAACATAACCAATGTTTTCAATAAACGAGTAAAACAAAATAAATATATTTAAAACCAATATGAAAAATATTTGACACTTAATTCAAGTAGAAAATGAATCATATAATTCCATTTGTTGCGATCGCAGGTTACGTTTCATATCCCCCAGATTTTCGGATCAATCCAACATTATTAAATGTATTATCAATTATTCACAATGCGTTTCTAGTTACTTTTAGTGCATGGACATTTATCTCTATGTCTCAAATATTGTACAACGATGGAATCGTTTTCAAGTCCAATTATTACTTTCAGAATCCCCAATTTGACAGAATTATATTTTGGTTTTACATTTCCAAATATTACGAATTCTTTGACACATTTCTTCTCTATTTGAACGGGAAAACTCCGATCTTTCTTCAAAAATACCATCATATTGGCGCAGTTTTGAGTTGGCATCTCAAATATTTTTACAAGGTAGATGGCGCATGGCTAACGACATTATTGAATTCTTTGGTTCACACAATAATGTATTCTTATTATTTGGGATGTTTGCTGAAGATCAATCAAGTGCGATTCATAAAACAATACATCACCACCATGCAGCTTTGCCAGTTTTTTATATTTTATATAAATTTTTACTATTATAAACCGCCGATAGAGACATGGACAAATTACGCGGTGGTGACATTTGTGGGCATTTATGGCGTGGGCATAGTTTACTTATTTGGCAAATTTTATTATGTTAATTATATCAATAAACAGGATAAAATACAATAAATTTACTGGACTCTCTTTGCCGACTTGCTTCTGCGCTTGATTTTTTTAACATTTTTCTTGGTGCCGGTTTTTGCTAAAGAAACGTCAACGGGAGATCCGCTTCCCAAATCCACTTTTCCAGATTTGATATATTCCTGAACGCGAGAAATTATCACACCTAAATTTGCCTTATCTTTCTTGTTCTTAGAAAAATAAGTCATACAAGCTCTCCAATTTGTTTTATCGGGCAATGCCATTTGTATATATTTAACAAACAAAGTATTTAAAAAATATGCGTCAATCAATTCATAATAATGTCCGAATCGCAACCCGTAAGATATGTAATTGAAGAAACCGAAGGAGATTCCATTCCTACAAAACTAAATGTTGAAAACGCACAAAGTGATCCAATTGTTCAACAACCATCACAAAGTGATCCAATTAAGGATTTCATCGCGGCAACCAAACCGCATCTCGTGATCATGACTCCTTGCTATAATAGTTCTATGTATGTTGGCTATACACAATCATTGATTGCGACACTATTTTTATGTAAGGAGAACGGAATTGAGGCAAATGTCGTATTTTGTCGCAATGATAGTCTCGTGTCCCGAGCCCGCAACAATCTAGTTGCTAAGGCCATGCACATTAAATCGGCCACGCATTTCTTATTTATTGATGCCGACATCACTTGGAATCCCATTGACGTCGTGAAATTAATAGTGGCCGACAAACATATTGTAGGTGGCATTTATCCCATCAAAAATTACAATTGGGACGGACTTATGAATAATCATCCTAGAAACAGCATTGAGGCAATTAAAAGCCGATATGAAACCAGCATTTTCAAAAACCGATTGTCATTGCCGGAATTCACTAAAATGAACATGGTGCGATACAATATCAATCATGAATCTAATACGCTAAATGTGGAGAAGAATTTAACCAAGGTCCGCCATCTGGCAACAGGATTCATGATGATTAAGCGTCAAACGTTTGATATGATGTTTAAGGCGTTTTCTCACACAAAGTATACGGATGATGTGTCGTTTTTGGAGGGAGACGAAAATCTCAATGCTTATGCTTTATTTGATTGCGGAGTGGAGAATGATCATTATTTTTCGGAGGATTGGATGTTTTGCGACCGATGGCGCAAGATGGGAGGAGAGATCCATGTGGATGTCACTATTAGTTTGGATCACACTGGTATAGAGACCTTTAGTGGATGTTTCTTGTCGTCTGTGGCATAAAAACAATGTTTTTTGTTTTACTATATTGTGTAGTTATTAGTATGAGTATAAACCCAAATTGTATAATGTTTAATATATTATACAATGAATGAAATAGATAAATTGACTTTAAAATTGTTGACAAGCAAGAAGAAATACAATTGTTATTTGGAAACGATAGAGCCGGATAAATCGGCAGAAATCAACGAGTTTTACGCAAAAGTGAAAAAATACAAACAACCTATTTTAGAAATGTTTGAAAAATACTTAGAAGATCCGGAATCCCAGACGGCCAATGAAGTTGATGATGCGATAGAGTATTGTTTGAAAAGCATGGTAAAACATTTAGAAATTCGCACGCAAGAAAACAAAGCGGCCAAGAATGATTATGATGAACAAGATTCTTCAGAAGAAGAAGAAGCCGAAGAAGAATTAGAAGAACCTAAGAAACCTGAAAAATCTCTATGGGGCAACAAAATAAATAAGCGCGCAACTCTCATGAATTCTTTGGATTCCTTTGTGATAAAAACTAATAAACCTAACAAATAACATAGATCTATCCCAAGACCTTCATCTATAATGCACTGGGAAGCAAGACATTTCACCATGTTTGTAAAGCAAACTCTATCTGACTTTTTTGCTATTAAACGCGTTTTAGATGTTGGGTCCGGCGATATTAATGGAAACAATCGTTATTTATTTGACAACTGTCATTATGATGGCAACGATGTGATAAAGGCAAACAATGTTACAGTAGTATCAAAAACCAAAGACTTGCCTTTTGTGAATCAACTATTTGACACAATTATATCCACCGAATGTTTTGAACATGATCCCGAATATGCAGAGTCTTTTGTTAAAATTCACAATATGTTGAAACCAGGCGGTCTATTCTGTTTCACATGTGCGTCAACGGACCGCCCTGAACATGGAACCCGCAGAACTAGTCCAGGTGATTCCTACGGCACAATCGGAAATTTGGATGACATGTCTGATTATTATAAGAATCTTACTGCGCAAGACCTTAATGATGTGCTTCCATTAAACCAGTTATTTTCTGCTTGGGACGCATATTACAACAATTCTTCCAAAGATTTGTATTTTATTGGAATTAAAAAAGGTGCGACGAGCGTGGGACCAATTGCTTTACAAACTTATATGAACAATCATGTTTTTCACACTCATTCAAGTCGCGAAGTTTAATTAAAGAAAGAATAAAAAAAGAAGAAAAATTGATCATTTTTTTCTTTGACCAGATCAAAGCAAAAATAAAAAAATCTTTAACAAAATGAACACTATTACTAATCCTATATTATTACAAAGTTTGAAAATCCAATACGGCCAAGTGGACGACATTGGTAATAATCGCACGCAACAAGATGATTCGTGCGTCATTATTAAACCCGAGATTAACTGCGCCGTTTTCGCGGTCGCCGACGGACATAGTTCCGAGACCGGCCATATTGCCGCGAATGCCTGTATTGCCGCCATAAAAGAATTCACCGATGCCAATCTAGTCATTCTAGCCGAAAATCCTCTAGAATTTTTGGAGAGATGTTATGCCCATGCCCAAGAACAAATTCGCGAGGCATTCACGAAACATTATGTAGACAAGGGCTTTGAAGTTAAGCATGAAAATGGCATTCTGCTTAAGAGACGATTTCCCAGCAACGGTTTCACTAACATTGGCGGCGGGTCAATGCTCACAATTACTGTGTTGAATGGCACAAAATTATACGTTGCGAATGTGGGCGATTGTGCCGCGCAATTGTGTGTCAATGAGCCGATTCTGAAAAATAGTATGTTGAAATACGAGATTGATGTCGCAACAGGTAAGACAGAATTAGAAGTTGTTGAAACAGATACTAGCTTTGCTAGTAGTGCTGCTGCTGGTGCTTCTTGTGATGAAGATTCTGTGACAGAAACCAAACTAACGCATTTGGCCCTTACTCGCGACCATTCGCCCATGAGTGCCGACGAATATCGCCGAGTGCGCGAATTTAGACCGTCTCCCGCGGATCCGAATAAGGCCGAGTTGCTGTTTGTCTATGACGAACAAGATACGCCCAAGCCTTATTGCGAACCTGTGTTTTCCGTAGCCGAAGACGGAACACCTGTGGTGAGAGATGATGTCACCTATTACTGTAAAAATGTGTCTAAGGAACGTGCTACATATGTGTCGGTGCCAAACGATGCGAATTACACAGACGCACTCGCATCTGCCAGAGCCATGGGCGATTTCAACATTGGAAATTACGGCGTGTCACCCAAGCCAGAGATTCAGTCGGTTGATTTAAGCGCTGTATTTGAACGCACGGATGTGGCATGTATGGTTATTGCCACGGATGGCGTTTGGGACAATTGGATTCCAGATCATGTTACCAAGTTTATGATGGACAAGTCATGCTTGAGCGCAATTGACGCCGATTTAGAAAAGGGCGCGCTAAGAGTGACAAAGTCATTCATGATAAGAAATAACGGATTTGCTCAAAGAAATTTTAAAGGCAATGCCGATAATGCGACAAGCATTGTGGTTTATTTGAAGCCGCGCGAATTAACGCATGTTCCAATGAAAGAATCCGATTTGAAGATAGAAGAGGTTGATGAATAAATTATAAATAAACTATAAAATACAAAATACAAATAAAAATATAAAATAAAAAATAAAAAACATAAAACAAAAACAAAATACAAATAAAAAACATAAAAAAAACATAAAAAAAACACAAATAAACCCTTTGGTGGGGGGTTTTTTTCTTATAATCTGATAACTTGCCACAACACACATAACTTATGCGTCCGATTGTCAATAAAACATTGCCAGCATGTGGTTCCCTTAATTTCGTCAGGCGCATCTTTTATGGCTTTTTTTTCATTATTGTTGTATGCTTTTATGTAAGCGGTGATGTTCTTATCATATGAAGAATTCGTATTGGGAACCGAGAATTGAAAGCCGATCATGGTGGAAATTATGTCTTTAAACTCGGTAGGCAGAGTAAGCGGAGCAACAATGCGTCTTATAACTTCTGTTTTCTCTTCCTTTGACAAGGTTGTGCCATTGAAGTTAGCAAGAACATAAACCTGTTCATCTGCTGGAATGTCAATGATATAAGGCACGCGTTTCTTGCCGCGTTGACTCACGACTTGTCCTTCAGACAACAGATTTCTATAATTGGAAGGATGCATCTTTGACGGTTTCGCATCTACTTCTCCGCCCTTGGACTTAATTCTGGCCGAAGTGTAATTGGCCAAAGTATAATCACAATCATTGTCAAACCAGTTCAAATACTCCTCAATGGCATGTAGATCTGTGTAATGAGTCGGTCTCAAATCAATATTCAATTCATCTCCGGAATACTCATAATTGTCGCAAAACCGAGCGGCCAATGATTGTGCGGTTGCCGTAGTATTGCGTTTCTTCGGAACCGTCTCATAAGTTCCACCCACATGTTTTCGCACAATGCGCTTAGATGCGCGCCAAAACCCCTTTACAAAAATGATGGTGTGATGAGTCGGCGCGTGTTCCATTATTTCATCTATTTCCGAAATCCTTGTTTCAGAATTATGTGTAGTATGTTTCCAACCTAGCAGCGTGGCCGCATGATAAATATTCTCCATGTCCATTTTGTAAGACACACGAATGGGGAAATATTTCTTGGTAGTTCCGGCATATCTTTCATTCCATGTATTCAAGAGATCAAATGCCTTCTCTCGCGAATCCAATATAGGTGCGACAATGATTCGCCCATCATCCGTCATTGACCGGAATCCTTTGTATGCTGGTCCGGGGACAAGCTTCACTATACATGCTTTATCTTTCCATTCCTCAGATTGTAAATCATGGGAAACCGTCTCGGGTGTAGCCGAAATATCTAACATCTTCATTTGGCGCTCTTTGACTGTTGCGTAATCGGTTAAGCCGGCGCCCTTTAACATCTTGGACCCAGTCATATTCTTACCGGAAGCAATATGACACTCGTCTGTCATAAGAAATCCATTCTCCAATTCGGCAATAATATCGGTGTTTTTAAGCAAATTGCCACGGTGAATCACATTGTGTACAAAACATGGCAACATATTCTTTTTGAATTGTTCTTCCCAATCCTTGTCGCTCATTCCACATGAAATATACATGTCTTTTATGTCCACACAGTGATTATTGTCCGGGTGTGTTCCTAATAATCGCATTACTTCTAATGCGGTGCCGGTCTTACCGGTTCCGGGTTGCGCCACTAGACAAACGTGGGTCTTGCCCTCGCAAAAGGCAATAACACATTTAACGGCGGCTTCGCGCTGATTGTCATAGACAATTTGTTTATTTGATCTGCGGGCCCATTCTTCCTTATGTGCGAATTCGCGATTGATGGTTTCGCGTTGTTGATTTAATCTGAGTTCAAAATCGGATATCATTTTAGTAAATTTATTTTATATTTATCACGGATGTGTGATTTTTCAAAAAGATCAATTTTTGTTGACACATGAAATCTTATTTTATAGTATAAGATTTTATATAATGAATTCAAAGAAAACTCCATCTAAGCTTTCTATTAATAAAAAACTATTATTGGCGGCAGAAAGTGGAAATACCGGTGAAATTCTAGAATTGTTGGATCTTGGAGCAGATGTGGAATATAAAAAATCGGGTATTGGACAAACACCATTGATGTTATGTTGTAAAAATGGTGATTTGGAAAACTCACAGCTTCTACTTTCACGCGGAGCCAATATAAATGCCGTGAATAATGACCATCAAATGCCTTTATTTTTTGCCATTATGAGTTCAAATGTTGATTTGATTCGTTTTTTAATTGAAGACGCTAGAATTGAAATGAATTGTGTTAACGGAAGGACGCAAACACCATTGTCTCTATTGATCAATGTGACATCCATTGATATAAAAGATAAATGTAAATTGGTTTCTATTTTTTTAGAAAAAGGTTCCAATCTTATTCTTAAATATGTTATTAATGTGAGAACCGCATTAGTTTTAAATGACGCCGATGCCAATCCAAACGCAAGATTTAGTGAAAACGCATTATTGATTGCTGTTGAATTTTTTTTACAGGATCATGATAAAAATTACAAGAAAATAGTGAAACATATGTTGAGACATAGCAGCAAAGAAAATTTGGCATCTGCCGCAAATTTTCAAGATAATAATAAAACAAACGTGTTATTAAAAATTTTGTTGGACGAAGGTTCGCGAAACACATCAAAATCCATAAGAAAACAATTTGAATTGACAGATATGTTGTTGGAAAAGGGCGGTGATATTAATCACAGATTCCAAGAATATGATCAAATTAAACGGACACAAATTGAAATTCCATTATTTATTAAATTGTGCGCGAACTCGCAAACACCATTATCAACAATAGAATATGTTATTAATTATACGGATCTGAAAACAACCGATGAAGATATTGAAAAACTTGAAAATATAGAAGGAGACGCCTGTCGTATTTTTCAAATGCGACATGAATTAGCAAAACACAATATTAACATACCATTTGAAGCCAATCAGGACGTAATTGAAATGATGTTTGGAAGAATTGCGAATTCAAAAAGTAAAAGTAGCAGTGAAGGTAGCAGTAAGAGTAGCAAAAGCAGTAGCAAAGGAAGCAAAGAAGGAGGCAAAAAAACTCGCAAAAAAATATAATTATAAATTATAAATGGCTTTGCAGATTCGTTTCTACGACAATGAAGAATCAAATTGGGACAATGATATGATTGCGTATCGTGATCAGATTGAGTGGTTTCATGTGAATGACGAACCTAATAGAATTGCGATTCAAAATAGATATGCGACTAATGCTGAACAAAACCAAGAATACATTCATAATTTTGCTGCAAGAGGAAATAGTTATGCGCGATTTTTGAATGGGTTGCCTGCTAAATTTAAAACAAGTATAATGGGGAAAGGTCGCCCAAATAATGGAATAGATGATAATTTAGGTGAATTAAACACGTGGATTGGCAGAAGAAATGGGCAAAAAGTATTGCTATTTGATTGGGATAAAACAATTACTGTTGTGGAAGGAATGCAATTTAGTGGATTGACCGATGCGGTTGATTTTGAAGACATGATTGAATATGTCATGGGAGGGCGCGATCGGTTTCGTCGCATTCAACAGATGTTTCAAAGTTGTAAACAAAATGGTGTTGCCTTTTTCTTTATAACCCACAATCCAAATGCTAAGCGTGGTGGCGACAATCGCCGAATATATTTGGATATAATTAATAGACTTGTTAATCAAAGTGCTGCTGACAATTTAGATCCGGATTCATTATTGTATGCAAGTGGCAATTTTGGATTTAAGAAAAAGGCTGCCGCAAATGCCGCTTTGGGTGGCATATTAGTGGTTTCAAAAGCTCCATCTAGAGCTGTTTCAAGAGCATCTTCTCCTGCTAGAGCGCCTTCAAGGGCATCTTCTCCCGCTAAGACCGTGTCAAGAGCGCCTTCCAGAGCATCTTCTCCCGCTAAGACAGTTTCTAGGGCGCCTTCAAGAGCATCTTCTCCCGCTAAGACAGTTTCTAGGGCGCCTTCAAGAGCATCTTCTCCCACGCAAGATTATTCAAAGATGAAGAAAGATGAATTAATTGAGGAATGCCGAAGACGCGGAATAGCATGCACAACAAGAACCCTTAAAGATGATTTGATTAAATCTCTTACTTCAAAGAAGGGTGGAAACCAAACTCGCAAACGCAGTACTCGCAAACGTAGTACTAAGAAAAACTTACGCAATTAAACGACATAAACAAAAATAATATTATTCAAAATCAATTAATTATATTATTATTCCAAATTCAAATGAACCATCAACAATCCATTTTTACTAACATTGAAAACATTTTCTCTATCGGCCACAGGAAATCCTTCACCCTCCAATTCCACAATTTGGCGCTTGCAAAATCGGATTCTCTCCATCTTGACTGATTTTTTTATAGACCCGATAGAGAATTCTAATTTTCCTGTTTTCCATAGTTTATTTATATCTTCATCTATCTCTACATGTACTGTTCCTGAACATTCAGATTCATCTATCCAAATATTCGGAGGCAATTCCGGCAAACAATGTACTGTCAATCCCTCTTTTTCATATTCCAATAGAGAATGCCAAAGAGGCACTATGATTCCTTCATCCTCCAGTTTACAAACATTGGACATCATCAAATCATCTATATTCGGATTCAATAATATGTGTCTATGTGTTTTATCTGAATCATCCTGTTTTTTCCTAATTTTATCAAAAAACTCATCCGACAAATGTAGAACATGTTTATATGATTCCAAGATCACACACAACTTAGAAGCTCTATCGGGCGAGCAATTCTGTAACCGATAAATGAATGTCAAAGCCTTTTCCTCACACATCCCCACAACCATCATCAATAGAGGATGAAAAATCTTCCGTTGAAAATGCTCATTATTATACAAGGTTTCAAAAAACATGGACGCAATCCCAGCGTAATTGTCCTGACCCATTTGAGGAACAAATCCCTTGTCCAATTGATCTAATAAAAAATCATGAGCTTCTTTTATCTCTCGGTATTTGTCGGTGGCATTTGATGCCGTATTCCTGTCAGGATGCCATTTGAGAGACATATATTTGTATTGTTTTCGCACGATCTCTATCGTGGTCACAGAATCCACTATTTCTAGCACTTCACATGCTTTGTGGTAATTCATTGTATCCATTGATCTTAATTATCATGTAATGAAACATACTTTCTAAATGGTAAATTGGCCGATAATTATTGTTGAAATATTTGAGAAAATTATAAGATCTGGTCATCACATCACTAATTGATTCACCATTCAAATGACCATTCTCTATCAGATTACACAAAATGTGCCACACACATTCAACAACATCCAAATTGTAAACGAATATGTCATATAAGGCATCGCGAAACTGGGCATGGACTAATTTGCTCGGCGCCAATAATTGCTCAATTATATTGTTACAAACAATATTGAATATGTCTGCTGGAACTGCGTCAATAGAGGCCAGCTTGGAAAAGTACCGCAGCTCCTTCAGATTCACTATCTCATTAACGGCTGTATTTTCTACAATGGCCTTTGCCGCATCAGTATATCCATTATTGCGCAAATTTCCGATCTTTTGTGTGAAATCTTCTTCCACAGTTGTTGTTGTGATAGCAACGTCTTCAGATGACGCAGATTTCACATATTTGCGAGGTTTATGAAGTTGCATGGCTCCAATTAATTCAATGTATTTTTCTCTATCGGGGCGTTTCACAGAGATGATTTCACAAGAAGACAAAATATTGTTCGGAATGAAACTCAGATGTTCGGTGATTATCAAATATTTCAAATGGATCGGCGAAAATCGGGAATTGTATTCCTGAATATAGCTATAAAAAATCTCTAATAACTCTGTATGAATCATATGAAAATTCTTACACATAATAATGGCACATTTGCCGTTGTCGGGCTTGACAGAAACTATATCCACGATCTGTTGAATTATGTCATGCCATATCAACTTTGAATTACATCCCAATAGAGACATGTCAATTTCATAATGAATGTCACTTATGTGATACGTGTAATCGTATTTCTCGGTCTGGATACTGATTTTCTTATCGTTGGACAGACCGCTTGGACTATATTTTTGTATGGCTGAGAGGGCCTGAGTATATTTGCCGGATCCGGGAGGGCCATAGAAGATAAGATTAGTAAGCTGAGATATATTTTGCGGAAACTTTTCAAAATAAGGTAAAAGTTCGGGATGGAGATTGTATATTTTGTGAGAATTCAAATAGTCTTCATAATACGTTTCATAAAATTTCATTTACAAGCAATGATATTTTATTTGACAAAACTCTATATTTATTTTATCTGTAAATAATATATAATTATGTCTGAAATATGGTTGTACACTTATTTGCGAATGATTCTAATTACTATTGTTTTGATCGGTGGAGTTAATTGGGGTACAACCGCCATGGGATTTAATATTGTTGAAAAAATTAACTTGGCTCTATCGCGCATCTTTCACAAGCGTCTATGGTTGGATCGCGTGATTTACGTTTTGGTTGCCGCGGCAGCCATTATTCTTGCGTTTGATCGCACATTATGGTTACCCTTTTTAGGAGAAACCGTTTTGCCCAGTTCTCTCATTCCTCTGAAGGAACAATCGGGGTCTACAAAGATCAAGGTGAAAGTTGCGCCGAATACCAAGGTGGCATACTGGGCGGCTCTGCCTAATGGTTCTGATGAAGATCCGGTTGAAATTGCTTATGGAAAATACGGAAACAGTGGCGTAACCATGTCCAATGATGAAGGCGACGCGACTCTATCGTTTGAGAAGGGAACTGGATATGTTGTGCCCAGCGGCAAACGTTTGGAGAGCCATGTGCATTACCGCGAATTGCCGGAAGAATATGGATTGTTGGGTCCCATCAGAACAGTATTTGTTTAAGGTATTTGTGCGGCATTTGTTCCTGTAATAGTTCCTTTGGGATTCGGCGCTGCGCCGGAATAAGTTCCGTCATTTTGAATGGTTCCAGAATTAGTGAGTGTTTTTCCTGAAGGAATTATAAGTGTTTTTCCCGAAGGAATAGTGATTGTTTTTCCTGAAGGAATTGTAAAATCTCCATTTAATGTGTATGTGTTTTCATTTAGCGTCGCCACATTTGTCAAAGGAATTTGTATCACAGAACTATCATTAATAATCCCGGAATTGTTAATGGTTCCAGAAATTGTTTTTGAAGTATTAATTATTCCATAATTGGTAATGATTCCATTATTTGAAACAGTTCCATTATTTACGACAGATCCATTGTTTGTGACAAGGCCTTCAATTGTCAAGGTTTTTCCAGAAGCAATAGTCAAGACTTGTCCTTCTGGGATTATTAAATTCTGATAACTTTTAATTGTCACGTCGGACAATTGGTTTATTTCAGCAAGTCTAATAGGAGTCAATTGATTCACGTTTTTTAACAAATCAATTCCATTAATTGATTGAGTTTTTTGGGGGGTTCTTGACATTCCATATGAAAGATCTGAAAATTTAGTTTGACCTTTAATATTTTGAATTCTTGTGTTTGTTTTCGGCAAGCTATCATTTTTCACAGATTTAAACTTGGTTGAATAAATAGCGACAAAAATAGAGGCGACAATGGAAACTATAAAAACAAAAATCTGCGCGTAACTAGTCATTGACAAATTAGTAATGCCCGTGTCTGTCTTAATCCAAAACGAAAAACTATAAATCAATCCAATTAGCAAAAGAGTTGACGCATAGAATCCAGTGTTAAATATGAACAAATTGTCACGCTGATATTGCCCCAAATTTAGATCATATGATTTCACCTGAGCAATGCGATCCATATATGATTTTAAAACGGTGCCAATTCCATAAGAGTTCAGAATAACTGACAATAGAGCCAATAAATAAACAAAATACAAAATATAAATTCCATATGAATTCGCATTCAACATTTGATACAATTGCGTATTCATGAATCCGGCAAAATATTCATTTCCATTTTTTACTATAAATATCCAAGACACCGCAAAAATAAAAACAAGTATGAAATAACCAAATATCTTCAGATGCCGATTGTAAACATAAACCATGCTGGCAAAATACATGATTCCGCACATCACGGCGAATCCATTCGTGTCTGAAATGTCTTTTTTTTTATCCATATTATCCATCTTACAATAAATAGTATATATTATATATTGTAAATTTATATATTCGCATCAACGTCGTCAAATATGCACGAGTAAAAAAACATCTCAGACGCGTCTTTCAATATTTGGTTTTGCATAGTTATTGTCACAAGTCGCGACAAAATATATTCAATGTTCTTGATCTTCAAGTCAAACACACCGGCAAATTCATCGCTAATATATGTGTTTTGTTTAAGATAGCGAATGGACGACAATTTGTTTTTGAAAAAATCACACACATGCGTTGATATGATGTTCTTTATTTTTTCAGAACACATTTCATCCGAAACCCATGATCCTTTATCAAATTTTTCCCATTTCTGCTGTACTATGTCCACGCACCTAAATTGTTCGCCACAAAACTTATAAAGCAACATCGCAAAATCAAATGATGAAGGCGATAATATACATAATTCAATCAACTCATCCGCCGCTATTTGCGATAGGCTTTTGCGCACATGAATAGTCGCCTCCATTCTAGCATAAGAATTTTGGATCTTTCGGTTTTTTCTTGGTTCATATTTCTTTTCAAGTGCCTTCATGTATTGGCAATCATTTCCATCTTCATCTTTCGGTTTAGGGGGTGGAGGCGGAGGCGGAGGTGGCGGATTATTCTCCCTTTCAAAAACCGGATTGCGTCTTTTAAAAAAAATATTTTCTGGTCGGTTTTTCATATGATTCAACATTTATGTCAATATAATATATTCTATTTTAATTCCTTAGCTATTTTAACTTTTATGTGATGGGTTTCTTCTATCCATTTGATAAGATCTGTCTTTTCACATGTGCCAAATCCTTGTTCAAAATTGCGTAAATCAAGGAATTTTGGTTTCTTCATGGCCTTTGTTTTGTAAAATATATAAGGTCCAAATTTCCCCTTTCTAATACTCAAATCCGGCGTCAATTCTCTTAAAATCGCAGATGACGTTTCCGTAACTGAATCCAACAATTTGATTGCGTCCTCTATTGTTTCTATCACAATTCCTTTTTTCACACTGACTTTTGCTTCCTTGTGTTCCAAATAAGGTCCAAACTTGCCCCGTTTCAAATAGACAGGCGCGTCTTCATGGATCCCTAAAATCCGATCTTCCGATTCCGCTAAATCCTCCAAAGAATATTCACCCCTCTCCAGCTTTTCCATATCTATTTTCATTCCTTTCTTAACCGATTTGAAAACCGGTTTGCCATCTTCGGTTTTATCACTTTTATGTTTTAATATCATTCCATTTTTTCCATAAATAAGCAAATGATCTTCACCAATGGGATAAGATTTCTTCTCCAAACCATCCAATTTCTTAATTAATTTATCCAATTCTCTATCGCACTCCTCGCACAACCTGTGTCCCAATTCTTTTCCGTCGGCCACCAAATCTAATCGTGCTTCCATGTTCTTGGTGTAATCATACGAAAAAAAGTCAGAAAAATGCTTCAACAGGAATTCTGTAACCGTGATTCCCATCGGGTTTATTACTAATTTTTTATGTTCCGCGCCCATCATCTTCTTGATAGCAGTTTTTGTCATTATGCCATCCTTTAACCCATATTCGCGACATTCTACTTCTTCGCCTTTTACGTCGGTTTTCTCTACATAATTGCGTGTCTGGATCACATCCGCCAACATGGAAAATGTAGATGGGCGTCCTATGCCGATTTCGTCCAAATTGTCAATGAGACTGGCCTCCGTATATCGGCTGTGTCTGTTAGTGAATCCGACGATCGTTTTTATATAATTGTATGGAATGGTTTTGTCCTTCACATATTGTAGACGCAATATTGTTTCTGAAAAGAACAAATTCTTTTGCTCTATTTCTTTTGCGGTCTTATTATCGGTTTTTATTATGTCCAAAAACCCGCCAAACTTAGGCGTCTCTATTGCGTGCTTATATGCTAGAGAAGAAGGTGCCGTTATCTCAAGAGGCAAACAGTTGAATGTGGCCGCCGACATACAACTCTGTATAGTGTTTCGCCAAATCATCATATAAACCTTTTCCAGCTTTTCTTGACCCAGCACTATTTCATGCATTGCTATATTGGTCACGCGAATAGCCTCGTGTGCTTCACTTGTGCCTTCCGTGTTTGAAGACAATTCAATATTCACGTGTTTTTTCGTCCATTTTTCCTCTATATACTTGGAGGCGATTTCCGTAAAAACCGGCGAATACTTGCGGCTGTCGGTTCTCATATAAGTGATATGTCCGAGTTGATACAGAGTTTGACAACACGCCATAACATCTTTGGATCCCATGCCAAAAGCATTGCTTGCCGCTTGTAATAAAGTGGCAGTATTAAAAGGTTTGGGAGGGGATTTGACAGATTCTCGCATTTTGCCGATAGAGAGTTCATGTTTATGTGATTTAGAATTTTCCAAGAATGTCTCTATCTCTTCATAAGAATTTAGTTCCTTGTTTAATTCAAATAAATAATCATGTGAGAAAAACGCGGCCTGGACACGATGTTTAAGTCCCCTGTCCGCCGCCGACTTCTTCGCCTCCATTTCATTTTCATACACCAATCTCAATGCTGGTGTTTGACAACGTCCTGCGGATAAGCCTCCGCTCTGATTACCCGAACAAACGTGCTTCCATAATAAGGGTGAAATCTTGAATCCAACCAACATATCTAATACTTGTCTTGTTTTTTGTGCTTTAACCATATTCATATCTATAATGCGAGGATTGGCAACAGCGGCAAGTAGAGCTGGTTTGGTAATTTCATGGAAAATGATTCGCCTAGTAGTGGCAACCGGCAAATCAAAAATATCGCATATATGCCATGCGATAGCTTCGCCTTCTCTATCGTGATCGGATGCTAATATCACATTTTCTTTGGGATATCCGTTAATGATGCCGCGCATTTTATCCACATGAGCTTTTTTATCTGGGTCAATATCAAAAGTGATGACATAATCTTTTTTCACATCAATACTTTTTAATCCGCCAATCATGCGCATATGCCCATTACAAGCAATACATTTATAATTATCGCCGAGATAAGACTCTATTTTACTACATTTGCTACTGGACTCAACAATGAGTAGAAATTTATTGGAACTAATTTTTGTTTTTGAAGGCATGGTCTAATATGTAAACGCAAATTGCGTCTATATTTTGTTAAAATGTAATTATTAAAACAAACTAATAAACCAATTTACAGACAACCCAACAAATAAATTATTCAAAATGATACAGCATTTATTTCCAGCAAAGAAAAACATCATTGACAATTTTCAAAATATGAATGCGCTTTTTTTATCTTCATACATGTCTTATTTGTATTTTAAGAATGACATGGAATACTCATATTTAATAATTTTTTCATATTTGACATTTGACTTGTTGTTTTCTAAAAATGACGCCTTTGTTCATCATATTTTTGGTATATTATTGTCTTCAATATTTATGACGTGCGGAATAACAAATACAGATGACAGGATCGCGTTGTCTGAGCCATTGGTAAAAACTGAAATAAGCACCATTTTTTTATTGTTTAGAATAATGATGGAAGAGAAATCTCCGGAAATGATTAAGAAAAACGTCATTGTGAAAACATTGTATAAAATCAATGACTTTATATTCATTGCGACATTTGTGAAATTTCGCATATTTGATTTGTACTTTAACATCATTAAAAATGAAGAATATCACAACACACTTAGCAAATATTATTATGACAATAATGGTCAATACTTTTTTTGGAAAGAACTCCAATTTTATATTGGAATCCTTGGATTGTATTCAATTAATATTTATTGGTTTTCTTTGATATGTAAAAAATTATACAAAAAAATCGTGATTCCAACTTTTCCACAAATAAATACAGATAAATTTGCCGAACGCATTCTTCCGTGGACTATGTTTTTGTCAGTTGTGCCATATGTACAGCAAAAAACCTACAACAAGTATGATTTTGCCGGAATAACAATGTTAACGTTTGCGTCCAATTTGTATCACAGTAGGAAACGCAATATTTTAAATTCGCACGATGAAGTTTTAATATCAAATAATGTGATGATCAATGGATTAAAAGATGATGAAAAAGACGCATCCATGGAATTCTTTTTCAATACTGGCGCCATTCATTTAAAATCATTATTGTCATTGATTGCCATGGGAAGCAATAGAGGCAACACATCGGCAATTATACATTTTGTATTTTTTATAGGCGCTCACATTTACTCTATACAGCCAATTCAAATCGCAGCATCTGATGCCAAGTATATGAAAATACTCAACACATGCGTCATAATTCCAGTTCTTTATGATTTGTTCAATATAATTTGTTTAATAGATGATCGCGCGGTTCAAACACAAATAGCATTGACGATTATGGCAATTGGCATAGTCATTAATCTCAAACCTTTATATAAACTTAACCATTTGGCGATACATTTTCTTATCATTTTACAGACATGGCATATATCAAACGCCATTATAAATGTTTCAAAGCGTGACCAATAAACGAGTTCCTTGAATAAATCTTTTAATACAAATTATTTAAAACCTCTTTGTTTTAAATAATAATAATGGAATTTGTGGATGAAGATAAACTAAAAATTTTTAATTATGAAAATTATCCTTTTCCTCACACAATCATTGACAATTTCTTAAAAGACGGAATAATAGACAATGTGTTGTCAAATATAAACAATCTAAAAGATGATGACGCCGATAGCAAATTTATAAGCAAATCGTCTCCATTTGAATATAACAAATACGCTTTCACAAAACCCAATTCTGATTGTTTAAGAAAATTATTTGTGGAATTAAATAGTCCAGAATTCATAAATTATCTGGAAAACATGACAGGAATAACAGATATAATTGCGAATGACACAACTCTATTGGGCGGAGGAATACACCGAATAAAAAATGGCGGTTTTTTAAAATTACACACTGATTTCAATTCATACCATCACAAACATTATGGCAAATTGGACAGAAGAATCAATTTGTTAATTTATATGAATCCACATTGGAAGGAAGAATACAACGGAGCATTACTTCTCTGTGACAAACAAAATGGCACATGTGCGAAAAAAATATTGCCTATTTTAAACAGATGTGTCATATTCAACACTTCAAACAAAAGTATTCACGGACATCCCGAAATATTGAATGTTCCTGAAAATATATGCCGTCAATCAATCGCTGTTTATTATTACACAAAAAACAATAACGACCAATTAGATTTTGAAGGTGATCCGGAACATTCCACCATTTGGTATAACTAAAAATAAAATAAAAAAATCATATCTTTTATTTTATTTTAACCCATGTATTTATCAAAATACTGCTTGCTCACTAACAATGGAATTGGCACCATTGTCCCACTACCGGATCTCCGTTTAACAGACGTGTCGTTCACGTTAACTTGAACATTGCCATTCATGTAATTACAATAATACACGTAGGCATCATAGGTTGATACTGATTGTGCGCCATTCTTATCTTTCATGTCATCCATGGCCAGCATTATATCCACTTGTTTGTCCCACAATTTAGACCGCATCTTGTAGATGTATTTTTCCTGATCTATTTCCAAATCGGGGAAGAAATGCTTTAGAATATTGACGACTTGTTTTTCCGTGATATTCAAATTGTGACTCCATTGTTTAAAAAGCGTGGCTAATTCTCCGATTTCTATTTCCAATTCGGTCTCATCAGGTACCATTGTCTCTTCCCAGAATTTCAGGAATTGGCAGACCGTCGGCAAATACTTGCTGCTAACTCCCTTGTAAACTTCGGCTTCAATATCATAATTGGCTTCCAACTGTTGCGACACAAAAGTCTTGACCTTGCCGGTCAATACCACATTGGGCAACTGTTTAGACTCCAAGAAATGCTTCCATAGATATAGCATATTTTTCCATGTAATTTCAGCAGTTGATGAAACAGTTGATTCAGTGGGAGAAACGGTGATGTATTCTTTCACGAATGTGGTCATCAAGGTTTCTGGTGAAATGCTTTTCAAATAAAATGTCTTATCAATTAACACATCATCATTGCTATATTTGTTCAAATAAATATCGGAACTGGAATATCGGTTTGAATAGTGACACGCGACGAACAATAGGTCCAAGCCTATAGAGGTTTGTGTCCATGATTTATCAATGTTACCATTTGCCGATATTAGTCGGATATTACTATACAAATGATCTTGATGATACTTGTATTTAAACGACTGATTCAAATTCGCGCCAAACCAGATTTGACACATGGAATTCAAACTGCTTATCATCAGTTTTGCCGCCGGGTCCATCATATGTATTAACGATTCATTCTTCTTCATTATATTGTCACCTATAACCGTCAAGAAGTATTTTGCCTCATTTTTAGAAGAAAAAACCGCGGGACTAAGAACATTCAAAACCGATTGAATGGTGGCGGATTCTGGGATACACGAATAGACATGGTTTTCTCGGATACGTTTCATGATGGCGGACTTGGTCTTGTATTTCCAGGACATGAGTTGACGATCCCGACTAATAGAGGACAAGATGTTATAGAGGACCTCATCTTCAGTGATGCTGACATAATTTAGCCCATCATAGTAGAAGAAATTCTCGGTGGATGACGCATAAAAATACCGATTATTGGTTAAGAAAGACTGCATGAAAGCGTCTTGCTCAGTGGTGAGTTCCTCAATACGTTGGACGCGATCAGCGTGATTTTTCTCTATGTTTTGTAGGACAAGAGGGAGTTGATTACAGATGAAATTTTCTGTTTTAGAGATCATATAAGGATCATCCTTGTATTTTTCGCACAAAATATCAATTGCTTCGGTGATTTTTAATTTTATGTTTTCCATGGTTTCAGATAGAGACGATATGAATTATATGAAGAAACGTTTATATGATTTCAAAAAAAAAACAAAAAATTGATTCAAAATGAGGCGGGTCTCTATCGTTCAAAAAAATAAAATGAACAATCAAACCCGAATCTTAATCTTTGACGTAGAGACTACCGGCCTTTTGCCGACGATCCCAAAGGATCAAACAAGTAATCTTACAAGCAATCTTGCACTGTATCCATACATAATCCAATTTAGCTTTATCTTATATAATTTAGAAACCAGGGCGATAGAGAGGAAACACAACTTCTATATAAATGTCCCAGTGGATGTGCCCAAGAAAATCACCGAAATAACCGGAATTACAAAACAGATGTGCGACGAACGCGGCATTCCCATATTATTGGCGCTTGACTGTTTCTATGAATGTTACACAATGGCGGGTTGCGTGATAGCACACAACTTGACATTTGACGCGACGATGATCCGCGTGGAGCTGGATCGCAATAGGGCCGAAATAGACCTGAAAGCCCATTATTGTTTCAATATATTTGACGCGGAATTTGAGAAATCGCACCGAATTGAGCGATTCTGTACCATGCGTTATGGCACAAACATCTGTAATGTCATGAAGGCCAAGGAGTCCAAGGATGGAAAGGTGACATATTATAAGAAGTGGCCTACATTGCTGGAGTTTCATAAGCATTTGTTTGACACAATTCCTGAGAATCTACATAATTCAATAGTGGATGTCTTGGTTTGTATGAGATGTTATTTGAAATCATATCGGAAAATAGAGATTGGGGAATTAGAGTTTTCCAACATGATGAAAATGTGTATTTAACCAGAATATTGTTCCAAAATAAAAACAATCGTGAATTTTTCTATTTCTTTGTATCTTTCTATATCCACAGACAAATCAAAATCTATTGGACGATAATTACCATTTCTGCCTTCTCTATTGTATCCCCATCTATCTGTGCTCAATATTTTTTTTATAGGTAATAATAATTCTTTCTCCAATAAACATCCGTTACTTAAATCCGGTTTTATTTTATTAGAAGTTTTAACATGTAAATATGAACCTTTATTCTTAAATTCTTGTTCTAAAAAATCTTTAAATTCCAAGTAATTTTTAGGTAAATTATTACACAAAATAATATCTGTATACACATCATTGTAATTTTCATTTTCATCAGAAATAAAACCTTCATTTAGAATTTCGTTTATCAAATCAAAATTTGTTTCATTTATTTGTGAAATAAGGTCTGATAATAAAATCTTTATGCCAATAGATGTTCTTGCGGTTTCGCACTTTCCCATTGATATATATTATCAATAACATAAATCCGCACCGCTCTACGCATTTGAAGATTTCCTAAGGGACCACCATTGAGGTTAATATATTTATTTTTTACATTTCTTAAGAGATTTTTTATATTCGCGTTCATCGTGCATTTTTTTTTCAAATTCAAACCCAATAAGAGCCAATTTATGCAATTCACCTGTTGTATCACTTTTCAATTCATTATCATATGTATATTTACAATTGTGTTTTCCAAACCCTCTATACTTATTTATGTAATATGACATGAAATTTTCTATAGTTATTTGTTGGTCCACATCATAACTTCTCATGCAATTTAGAAATTGACTAAAAGTTTTAAAATCATCCATTATGCTATTATTTTTTAATGACAATGGATAATTTTAAATCAATTTTTAGTTATCAAAAGGTTTAAAAAGGCGTGTCATCGGTTTCAGAATTACAAAACTTGCTGACAACATTCAGATCTTCTTCAGTATTGACCCCCATGACCTCGTGTTTTTTTTCTTCACCAATTTCGCATATTTGCGTGGCAATTCCATTAGTTCTAAGAATTTTAACAATATCTGTCAAGTAATATTCTCCTTGTGAATTGTTGGTGGTCAAAAAGGGCAAAAATTGCATCAGAACTCTTCCATAAGTAGAATAAATTCCACAATTTACTAGTTTACATTCGCGTTCTCTATCGGAGCAGTCTTTTTCCTCCACGATAAAATAACTTTTTTTATTGTCTTGCAAGAGTCTTCCATATCCTGTCGGATTTTCCACGGTGGCGGCCATGACACAAAAATCATTTAATCCTCCCATCATCATCTTCATAGTATCAGTTTTAATAAGAGGCACATCCCCCGACAATATCAAAACAGGCTGATTTTGTTTCAAATATGGCAAGCAACACATAACTGCGTGGCCAGTTCCTTTAGGAACCGGTTGATCCACATATTCTATTTTTTCATAAGGAATGTTGGACGATTCATTGATTACCATCTCTATCAGTTCGCGATATTTTCCTACAACAATGAGGATGCGATTTGCGATCGGATCGGCTTCCCAAATAACGCGGATGAGCATAGGAACTCCGCCGACACGGTGAAGGACTTTTGGCACATCAGAGTTCATACGTTTTCCTAGTCCACCTGCAAGAATAATAACAGTGTTCATTTATAATAATAAAACAATATAAACATTCTTTTATTATCATTTCACAAATTCAATAAATCAAATAACATGAATCCAAAACTGGTTTTTGAACATTTCATACATGATGTAAAATAGAACCCCTAAATTCGCGACGACCGGCACCGGGATGTTGCCAACATTGCCCCAAATATAATTGTGTTTGAGTTGCGCGTCCAAATCGTCGCGTTCTCGCCATCGCAAAATGAGGAGGGCGATAGAGATCAATATCAGAATGGCAATACAACTAAAATTAGAGAAAATGGCCATCAAAGTTTCATTATTGAAAAGCGCAAAAAATATACAAATGGCAAGGGATGCCCAAATGGCATTGGATGGCGCATCAAACTCATTCGTCTTGGCCCAGAATTCAGACATAAATATTTTATTATCTTTACCCAACCCTTCCATGAATTTTGCACCAGACATGATAGAGAGAAATCCCGTGTTAAACATGATGAAAACGCCTGCTACATAAACCAAGGCGGCAAATTGACTATTTGTCAGGACTTCATACAGCTTTGTAATAATATTATAAGTGGATCCGGCAGTTTTATAATTGAGAACGCAGACGCCGGCAACAATAATCATGGCATAAATGACGGTGGTGATGGCGATAGAGCTAATTAGCGCGATCTTATTGTTTTCAGGATCGGCAGATTCATCGCTGATTTTAACTAGAAAATCATAACCATTGAAGAGGAATAGAGAAAGTATTGAGGAGAGGACAAAATTATCCCATGGATTATTAGAAACGCCACCATCAACTGGTTTCGGAAACTGAGTTGGCGCGTTCAATTTATCAAGACTAATAAAAGGCAAACTGAGCAAAACAATTCCAATGAGTGTCACAAGCATGACGATAGAGATTGTATTGGCGACGTGTTTGGAAGTTTCAATTCCGAGATAATTGATGAGGGCAATGATTATAAGAATGGAAATAGAGAACGCAGTTTCAATATTAGAATGATGAGTTAAAGAAGACCAATCCATGAATGTTTTCAAATTAGAAACCATATCACATTTACATAAATATTTAGCCATAGCAGTTACAATAGTTACTCCCGAAAGCAATGCGAAAAAATAAATGGCATACAAGGTCACTTGACCGACTCCTTCGCCCATGGTGTTTTTAACCGCTAAATATTCTGTTATACTGGAACTGTATCGGCTGTAAATTTCAATATAACAGAACCCCATGATCATGCTGATTAGGGCAACGGACAATAGAGCATAGAGTGTTTTGTTGCCGCCGAATTTAATAGATTTGCCGATGATAATGAAGACACCGGCGCCGACAATATTACCGAGACCAAATAATATGAGATCAGTTAAATTGAGGGAACCTTTTGGATTTTTGTTTTTGTTTTTGTCTTTGTCTTTGTCATTTGATTTTTGTTCTTTCATTTCGTTCTTTATAAAACAGTTATATAATTACATTTTGTAAGTTGCAATTATAAGTTCATAATATATAATTTAAATGTGGTTTTCAAAAAAACAGCGAACACAAGTGAACTATTTATACCAATCGCAATTGGCAAGTGGTGTCGGATCAATAGGTCCCATGGGGCCCACGGGTCCAACAGGATATAGTTTCACAAATAATGAAGTTATTCCAGAAGGAATAGGATTCACGGGACCTGTTGGCCCCACTGGTCCATCTGGATTAGTTTCTGAAGGCGCGGGATCAACCGGACCAACAGGGTCTTCATTTATAACTTCAAATACAACGCCAATCATTCCAAGCAATGACACATATTTAGGGTTGGACACATACAATATTTTCAAATATGGAAAATACACATCACCACCTCCGCGAACAATACCAACATATTCTGGAACATTGCGCATGGTGGCGACACTAAGTGAGCTGAATAGTGCAATTGCTGCGTCAGTTGATGGTGACATCATTCAAATAACAACTCATATTGATCTTGGATCTGGCAGCATAACAATTCCCGTTGGAATCAAATTGACGGCATCACACTCATCTTTTCATATAATAACTTCTTCATCAACAGATGGAGTTTGTGTCATATTTAGTGGTAACAACGTATTAGTTTCTGGAATAACAATAAGATCAACAGGAAGTGGATCACCAGCAACCGCGCTCGCATTCACATCAACAACCGCGTCAAATAATTATGTTTATGATGCTATGATTGTGACAAATGAATTTGGCATTTCATCCGCGAACACGCAAATACAAATACAAAATACCACTTTTAAATTTGTTGGAACTCCAGATAAACATCGTTATATTGATTTAAAACGAACCACCGGAGAAACTTTTATATTAAATTGTCAGTTTGAGGGAAATAATGGTTTATCCAGTATATGTGTATATAGTGCGGATGCTGCTTCAAATTTCACAAACGGTAAAATAATAATAAAAGATTGCACAACATTCACAAATCCCATTTTGCAATTTTTAATATGGGAAGTGCCATTGACGGGTTCAAACATTCAGTTTTTTTTAATAAATAATACCATAACTACTCATTCAGGATTTTGTATTTTTTATAACAATTCAAATTTGGATGGAGTTGCTTCAATTGTTGCTGAAAACAACACTGAAACATTATCACCAACGTCATCCGGAGGAAAAGGAATTATTGGATTGGATAATGCGGTAGCAGGAACATTATTCACAACAACAAATATATATGCGCAAAACAATAGTCCAGCGACGTTGAACACAACATACACAGATTGGTCTTCCGACAATTCAAAATTCATAGCTTATACAACAGCTTTGTATAGTCCGCCTTCAAAAATTACTATAAATTCCATGATTCGGTGGAATGTTGTTGGAAACATATTAGGACCCACTGGAATGGCAAATTACGTGGGAAAACCTTACAGAGATTTAACAACATTAAGTTATGTTCAAAATAATGGAACCCCATATTTCAAAGCATCTTTAACCGCAACAGTGAATGGGTTCACCAATTTCAATGAAGTTGGGTCAATATTAAATGTGCCCGGTGTAAATATATCATACATTTCAATAATTTATGCTTTTGTTGGAACACCCGCTTCAACAACATTGAATTTTGGATTTGTCAATATGAGCACAGGTGTAATTGGAATAACAACATTCCCAACATCAGGCGTTTCAACTGATATTACAAATCCAAGTATTTTGGAATACACATTTCCCACACCAATTTCAACCAGTGCTTCTAGGTGCGTTAGACTCGCAATTTATGGAGGAAATGTAACTGTTTCAAATTACATCAACATTAGAACTGTAGTAATTGGGTTTGTATAAATTATTTACTGTGCATTTGGAAATAGAAGTTTGTCAACTGTAGTGCGGACGCAGAATAGCCGATGAACATAAATGCCTAAAAGGAAAAAAGCGGGCAAAACATAGAGAAGCCGAATACCAGAAAACAAAGATATAAGATGCGCGAAAGCGACGGTTACAAGGACATCAATAACGCCAACATTAAAGATGCGCCAAGAATGAATACCTTCGCCAGGTTTTCCAAAAAGATCTTTATATTTACACAGACTCATTTATATATAGCTGAATCTAATAAATCCATAAAAGGCGAGTTGGGAATTCCATGAGCAAAATTGTAGAATGCTTTTGAATTAAAAACAATGACATCAACATCATTCCAATAGAGAAAAGTCAAATAAATGAAAAAAACAATAATAGTTGATTTCAAATCAGGAATAAGATTAATGGGTTTGTTTCGGAGAATGTATAATGGAATGACTTTAATAAAAACCTGAAATAAAAAGAAAATCAAAATGTATCGGATAGTGACTTCGTTAAAAAACATCAATACTATTAAGAAAATTTCAAATGCCATTCCGACAGTCAATGCCAATTTTGGGTTGTATTCTTTGAAATATCCTAAATAATGAATAAAAAACCACATGAAAATCCAGAAAGAAAATAAATTAGCAAAATTATTCATAAAATATTTATACATAATTAGGTTATTTTAACTATAAATGTCATCATCGGCATTGTCATGATCTTCATATGTCACATGTATTTCATTGTCATCATCTTCTGTTGAAATGATGTTATTCTTGAATTCTGTGTACGATAAATTCAAATTCACAGAGACGTTCAGCATCTCTGTTTCATCGCGACATTTTTCTAAAGTTATCATCTTTACGCAGCAACTATCGTCAATATCACTGTGTGATAGTAGTCCTTGACTTGGATCACTGTGTGATAGTTGTTCTTGACTTGGATCATCATCATTATCTACATCTTCGTCAATCACTTCATTATCACATTGTTTTATCCATTGATATTCTTTTTCATAAACAATAACATCACACAGCGAATGTTCAATGGATTTTAATCCGACGTCGGTGTCACACCCGCCGTTGACAATTCGCAAGCGCATGTTTTCATATCTAGACAATATGACATTACATAGCATTTCTTCTTCTTCGGACTTTGGTTTTTCGGCCGCATAATAGATACATTTTTCATAAACTTGCGAAACGACGCGGACTATAATAGATAAGGGCATGAATGAGGATATGAATGAGGACATTTTAAATTATTTATATTATATACTTGACATTCAATTTGTTCAAAGCGATCAATTTTTCTTGTTGGAGTAATGCTTGGCAATGCTTTTTTTGGTAGACCGCCTGCAATATTTGCGGGTTTTTCCGGAAACATATTTACAAGAGACAAACGCACGTTTACATTTTTTCACACTTTTATAACGACACGAAACAACTTTTCTTGGCATTATATATTCATTTTATACATTAATACAAATGTGTAAAATTTACTAAATATTTACTTATTTCTTAGCTTTGCGACTCTGTTTCTTAGCCGTCTTCTTGACATATCCAAACTTGCCTTTTTGCGCAAAGAATCCGTGCTTCTCCAAGCGCTTCTCCTTCTTGGCAGTAGCATGCTTCTTGGCACTCACAATGCGTCCCCACTTATTCATTAGCAATTGGCTCTTGCGTAATCCACCTGGAGTCTTACACGCAGTTCCATTATGAACTTGTGTGCGCGATCCTACCAAAATTTCATACTTCTTTCCGTCAACATGGTAAAAACCATCAGGCTGTCTAACAGGCTTTTTCATTATATATTTGCTAAATAAAAAAATCACAGACAATCACAAATCAGCTAAAAACGCGGAAATTAGTCGGAGGAATAATGATTGCCCTGATCGGTCTAAATCCAATTGGGACTTTATTAACATCGGTGACAATGGTTGTGCGACCCTCCATATTAACCGAATTAACAATTTGACTGTATCTCATTTTTTGACTAATTTGCGGCAATACTTTCTTTTTCTTTTGCGCATCAAGAGATGTGTCATTTCCCAAACAAAGCATTTTTAATGATCTCGGCAATGATTCGCACATGTTATATATTGTTAATGTCCAAGAAAAAAACAACCATTAATAAACAAACAACAAACATTATTTATTTCTTCTTAGGATCCCCATTAGGGATCAACGAGCGAAGCTTAGAAACCTTTTTAGTTGTGGTGGTTGTGGCAGGTGGCGATTGTAATTCGGCACGCTCCTTCTTGTATCCTACATATTCCTTCTCCAACACGTCCAATTCACGCATCCACATTTCTTCTAAACTTGTTGCCATAAGAATCTCCAACTCCTTCTGAGTATCATCGCGCTCCTTTCTGAGTCTATCCACGTTTTCAACCGTAACTGAATCCATCGGCATCTTAACCAAATAGTTGTAACCACCTTCAGCCAACTTATCAAATCCATTGACATCCATCATCTTTGTAACCGCCTCGGCATTCTTGCGTCTTAAATCAATCTTATCAATCAATGTGAATTCAATGTATCGCGCCTTATTAGTTAAAACGAGCATTCTATGTTGCATAGCCGCAACCAAATGATCCTTGCGCTTCTTGTATGCGGCCAATCTAACAGGATAATATCCACGAATGATCTCATGAACATTCTCAAACTTCTTTAACTTACAATTCTCATCAAACATGTGAATATTTGATGTCTTGATGGTTGTAGAGAGTTTCATCAGCTTTTCAACGCCATCTATTCCCTCGGAGTCTTTGGCGGCCATCAATTCGTCCAACTTACCCTTGGGGAAGGTTATCATAAAATGTACATTGACTTCAGTACACAAAGATGTGAAATCCTTAATGAGCGGGGCGGTCTTCTTGCCGGTCTCATTGTTCCCCTTCTGAGAACCTCCGTCCATCATCTCCTCCAACATCTTGGTGTAAGCCATGGTCCAACGGCCAATCGGCAGCTCGGTGATTTCAATGGAATCCGCGCCAGTCTTTTTGTAAATTCCCTTGATCAAATACTTGTCGGATTCTATCTTGGCAACGGTTCCAGTAAACCCTTCATAATAGGGTGTCAAATCGCCATTTTCCTTGTTAGTTAAAATGTTTTTCAAATAGGAAATCAGATCAGCGGGATTGTAAGGGGGCACTGAGCACGAGAAACCAGTACCGATGCCCTTGATGCCATTTATAAGCGCGAAAGGAATAATGGGAATGTAGTGTTCAGGTTCAACCAAAGTGCCGTCGTCATTCAAGTAGTTAAGAATCGCGTCATCGGCCTCGGGGAATATGTAACGAGTGAGAGAATTCAACATAGTGAAAATGTATCTTTCCGAAGCCGAGTCATCGCCGCCCTGAAGCCGGGTTCCAAACTGACCGTTGGGCATTAACAAATTGATATTGTTTGACCCCACAAAATTCTGTGCCATATTCACGATGGCGCCGTTAAGACTCGTCTCGCCGTGATGATAAGCGCTGTGTTCAGACACATATCCTGAGAATTGCGCCACCTTAATCTCGCTGGTTAAGCGACGTTTAAACGCGCAGAATAAGATTTTGCGGAGACTGATTTTAAGACCATCAATGGCGCATGGAATAGAACGTCCGCAATCATAATTACTGAAATGGATGAGTTCTTTATCAATAAAACTCTCGTAGGTAATGCGGGGACTTGTAGTATCCAAATAAGCATTTTTGTCATATTTATCTATCAACCAAGTCTTGCGATCATTGGCGCGCTTGTCATTGAAAACCATATCAATGGCGTTGTCACTGATTACATCTTCATAGACAAAGTCCACGGTTTTCTTGTTGCTGAAATACTCCTTGAACTCCTCGGATTTAGATGTTCCAAGACCCTTGAAGTATTTAATCTTCCAAGAGGCGGCTTCGCCGCCGCCGATACCCGATTTCCACGTCTCATATTCTCCTTCATTATAAAAGGACATCGTGGTCTTTCCCTTACTTGCTCTTAAAATCGGCGTATTCATGAAGGAAATAAACCCAGGAATCTTGGTTAAGGATTTCCATTCGCAGTGGAACAGATTGATACACAAACCCTTTATGTGAGAACCATCAGTATCTTGATCACACAAGATCATGATTTTGCCATATCGGAGAGACCGATTTACGTCTTCGGCGGAATTGTATTCCTTGCCATTTTCTAAACCAAGAATCTTTTTAAGATCTGTGATTTCCTTATTATCTGTGATTTTCTTAAGAGATTCGCCACGAACATTAAGCAACTTTCCGCGCAAAGGGTAAATGCCAATCACATTGCGATCGCCGGAAGACAATCCTGAAACAATACCAGACATGGCACTTAATCCCTCACACAAGATCAATGTACATTCACTAGACTTTTCAGTGCCGCTGAAATTAGCATCCATGAAATTATCTATTCCACGGATATTCTTGGTTTTAGACCCATCGGTCTTTTTAGCCGCGACGCGACTTTCCTTAGCCTCCGTCAAATTACATGCCATATCCATGACACCCATTTTCGCCACCTTCTCAATGAAGGCATCACTAACAGAACATGTAGAGCCAAACTTGTCAGATGGCGTATTCATAAAATCCTTTGTTTGACTATCAAACGCGGGGTTCTCAATATCGCATCTTAAGAAGAGGATAAGTTGTTCCTTGATGGCGGAGGGATTAACCTTCACCTTCTTTTTCTTTTCAATGAATGCGATGAGTTTTCTAACAATTTGGCCGACAATGTATTCAACATGCTTGCCGCCCTTGTAAGTGCAGATGCCGTTCACAAAAGACACTTGAGTGAATTCTTGCGAGGGAGCCAGGGCAACTGCGTATTCCCAACGACTATCAGCACTTTCATAGATGCGTTTATTGGCATCTGCTCCTTCCTTTGGTCCAATATACATATCAATATATTGTTGGAAATTCTTAACAGGAATGGGGGCGCCATTATAGTTGAATTTGATCTTCTTTTCACTTTGATCAGTGACGGCACAAATATCATAAGCGCGCTTCTTCAAAAGAGCAATGATATCAGGAGTCAGACCGTCAATGCCGAAGCGGGCATAATCGGGCTTAAAAGTAACTTTGGTATAAGGTTTGGCGCCCTTGACTTTAGTAATTTCTGGAGGACAAATGTTATCAAGATTTTGTAGGAAGGATTGAGTGTATTTTAGACCGCGGACATGATCAACCGTTTCAATATGGCCCACGGTGGACCAGATAAGAACCAGCTTAAATCCGAAGCCGTTCTTGCCGCCGACGATGCGTTTTTCTTCCTTGTCATAATTGGTGGAAGTTCGCAGATGTCCGAATATCATTTCGGGGATCCAGACATCGTATTCAGGGTGCTTGGCGACATCAATGCCATTGCCGTCGTTTTCCATGGTAATAGTTCCATCGGCGGCGATGTCAATATTAATGAAAGTTACGAGTTTGGTCTTGTCATCGGTCTTGGACTTTTGTATCATGCGAACGACGTGGTCGCGGCAGTTGACAATACCTTCATCAAAGAGTTTATAGAGACCGGGAATATAATGGATTTGTTTATGTTCAAATAGAGAGGTGGATTCATTAAAGATCCATAGATTTTCTTCAACACGTTCTTTGGATCCGATATAAGTATCGGGATTATCAAGGACGTGTTCCTTATCAGATTTCTTCTGATATTGTTTTGCGAGATTAACTTTAGTAGTAGACATTTTAAAGAGTATAATTATTTGTTAAAATGTCTTTGAATGATTTTGTGAATCAATTTTTTCAATGGGTAAAAACATAGATATTGATTATTTCTTATTCTCAAGTTCGGCAACGCGTTTCTTAAGATCTTGTACTTCCTTGGTGAGAATACCAATTAACCCGATATAATTAAGACTTTGATTATTGACTCCGTCTTTCTCGCCGGTTACCAAATAAGGATAATGCTCCTGGACTTCATGGGCAATGAATCCAATATCAGGGGCTTTTGTCAACACATTATTATAAGAAACCGGTTTCAAAACATCAACTGTGAAGGTTCCGTCCAACAATTTAACATTTTCTTTGATTCTGTAATCAGATGTGGAAGAAAAATTGGTAGCAGCCGCGGTTCCAGTGACAGTAAGAGCATACAAACCAGGACTACCCTTTATCCCAACATTTCCTGCGAGATTAACTGATAATCCAACATTGCCTGAGATACCAGTTTTCAAATAAAGAAATCCAGTATTATTACTATTTTGAAGAACAGTGTCATTGGCGCCATCTGTGAATAATTTTGCGTTAGTTCCGACAGAAACTGTGCCTGTGAAAGTAGGACCAGCAATATTGGATTTTAATGCCAAGGCAGTTGTCGTCGCAGTAGAAACCGGTTTGTCGGCATCAGACGTATTATTAACATTTCCTAATCCAACCATGGAACTTGTAATACCACCGACGGTTCCTGTGAAAGTAGGACCGGCAAGATTGGCTTTCAAATTCAACGCGGTTGTTGTCGCAGTAGAAACAGGTTTGTCGGCATCAGACGTATTATTAACATTTCCTAATCCAACCATGGAACTTGTAATGCCACCGACGGTTCCCGTAAAAGTGGGATTATTAATTGGAGCCTTGGTCGTCAATGAATTTGTAACTGTTGTTGAGAATGAGGCATCACTTCCGAGCGCAATTGCTAACTCATTCAAAGTATTAAGAGCCCCCGGAGCAGAATTAATAAGAGCATCAATTTCTCCGACAACAAAGGCTGTTGTTGCTATTTGCGTTGTGCTGGTTTTTGCGGCAGCAGTGGGAGCGCTGGGGACGCCGGTGAAAGTTGGATTAAAAATAGATCCTCCAACAAATAAATTACTAGTGAATGAAACGTCAGAAGTGACAAACAACTTGCTATTCAAAGAAACATCATTTGTATAATAATTAGTTCCAGACCAAACATTATTAGATGTTAACAATACTGAACCACCACCTGTTTGAAGGGCTGAATCCACATAAGACTTTGTGGTGAAACTTGAATTTACAAATGAAGGGTTTTCTTGTCCAACATAAGTTGGTAACAAATTAAAACTGGTATTTCCACCAACTGTCAAATTGGAATTCATAGAAACATCTCCTCTGACGAACAATTTGCTATTCAACGAAGCGTCCAATCCAACAAAAATGTCCATATTCAAAGAAAGATCATTGTTAAATGTTGTTATTCCATTAACAAACAATCTGCTATTAAAAGAAACGTCAGATGAAACTGACAATCTGCTGTTTAAAGATGCGTCTCCCAAAACTGTGACCCTAGAACTGCTATTTGAAAGAATCACGTTTCTATCAATAGAGGTTGTATTTGTCAAATCATAACTGTATTGTCCCAACCGAGATCTAACTTCAATTAGAGAAACATCAATAATGTCAACTCTGGATTTTGTGACAATATAATCTGGATCTTGTCCCGGACTCATAATAGTCCATTTATTAGTATTATCTAATTTAATGAAAGCGCCAATTGTATTTCCAGCAGTTTCTATTTCAATTCCGGATCCCGCGGAAGTCGCACCATTTTTATTAAGACGAATCAAATTATCAGAAATATCCAACTGAGAAACATTAATATATGTCATAGTTCCAGTAATAGAAAAGTTGGTGGCTTCAAGTTCACTAACAAATAATTTCTTGTTTATAGTAACATTGCCACCAACTTTCAAATTTGAATTCATAGAAACATCACCCGCAACAGACAAATTACCATTTAAAGATGATTCATCAGAAACAGTTATTTTTCCGTTTAATGACATATTTTGATAGTTAATTGTAGAATTTTTAATATCTTGCTCACTCATCGTATCTTATAATATATCTAAATACTATTTTAATTAAATCCTTGCGTATAATAATAATCATATCCAGATGAGATATTTTCCAAAGTCAGTATTCCTCCAATTGCTTTATTTGTTTGTTCCACCATAATGCTAATTGTGTAAGGATTGCCAGGACTTGGATTTTTAATTTGAAATCCCCAATATCCGCCAGCAGCAATAACCATTTGAACATAACCGCCATTCATGGTTCCTGTGGAATTAATTCCATGTGCCCAAAAATATCGCCCATTTGGCGCGTATGTGGCATCAATGTATGAAAAACTCGTGTTTCCATTAATGGCATTTGAGTCTATATTCGTTATTTGTGAAATAAGAGATGTTTGACTTGACGACACCAAGCGACGTGGATAAATATTAATATAACAATCCAATGTGTAAATGCTTCCATAATCGGTTCCATGAATTACAGAAATAGAAACCTTAAAAGTTGAGAATACATTAATATTCCAACTAGTGTAATTGCTCCAACCAAGATTGATGGTTGTTGGATAAGCACTTGAAGTTGTTATTGTCGCTTGATAGTATGGCAATCCCAAATATCCGCTGCTCGTGAATGACCCAAACCCTTGATTATAATGATTATCATATGCGGAAATATTTTCCAAAGACACTGATCCACCAATTGCCTTATTTGTTTGATCCACAACCATGCTTATTACACATGGATTGCCAACATTTGGATTTTTGACTTGAAATCCCCAACGTCCAGCCGCCGTGATGATTATTTGAACATAACCTTCATTTAGGGTTCCCGTTGAATTGATTCCATGTGCCCAAAAATATCGGCCATTTGGCGCATATGTGGCATTTACATAAAAATAACTGGAATCTCCATTAATAGCATTTGTTTCTAGATTATTGGTCTGAACCGAAAGAGATGTTTGACTTGAAGAAACTAAGCGATAAGGATAAATATTAAGATGACAATTCAAAGTGTAAACGCTGACATAATCAGTTCCATAAATGACGGAAAGAGAAACCTTAAATGTTGAGAAAACGTTTGGATTCCAACTATTGTAATTGCCCCAACCAAAAATGATGGGATCGGGATAAGCAGTTGAAGTTATTATTGATGCTTGATAAAATGGTAATCCCGTATAGACACCATTTGACAGTGCCACAATTTTGCCTTGGTTGTCAACCGTGATTGACGCGTTGTTATAAATTCCAGCCAATGATCCTGCACCCGTATAAGCCGACGATTGAGCAGTTGAGTCTGAATATGTAATATTGCTTGAACTGTCAGTCAAAACAATTGAAGCTTTATTTGTCATAGTCAACGTATTCGCTACTGATAACTTGCTATTAAATGACACGTCGGACGCAACAATTAACTTAGAATTCATGCTGACGTCTCCATTAAATGTGGATTTTTTCACAATTGTCAAATTACCGTTTAATGACATGTCGGAATTGTAATCAAAACTGTTAAATAAGTTACCATTGTTAAAAATGTTTCCTGTCAAATTCAAGTTTCCTGACAAGTCCAACGAAAAACTGATGTCGGCATTTTTACCAATTCCGATTCTCCTTCCAACAAACAAATTGCCATTGAAAGAAACATCGGACAGAACTGATAATCGGCTGTTCATGGAAACATCTCCTCTAATAAACAATCGGCTATTAAAAGAAACGTCTGACGAAACAGAAAGTTTGCTATTAAAACTGGCATCACTTACCACATTTATATTTCCACCAATATTCACATTTCCATAAACGCCTGCTCCGCCATTAACAACCAATGAACCATTTGAATATGATGTGCTGTCATTGACAACTCCAATAAATCCATTATTAGTTTGACTGGCAATAGTTTGACTGGCAATAGTTTGACTGGCAATAGTTTGTGACGCAACAACTCCGCCGGTAGAATGAAATAATTGAGGATTAGAAGCATTATTATAAATGTAATTTACGGCAGTTTGATCAAAAACACTATCATCCATGATGAATTGATCAAACAACATATTTGTGAAAGTTTGTGAACCATAATTTTTTCCCAAATATACAAAATTTGGTGATGTTGCTGCTGGATATTGAACGCCGGTTGTTGCTGGATCCAATTTGTCACTAGAATTATCACCATTTACGACATAAGCTTGATTGTTGTTTGCGTTTGTATATGTCAATTTGACACCATTTTGATAAAGAGTATATCTAGAGTTCATGGTACTAGCCGGATCTGAATATGAAATGGTGAAGACAAAGTGACGCCATACATTATCACATATTGAATCCGAAGTTAACATTTGTGACAACTTAGAACTGGCCCCGCCTGCGCTGTTATATCTAATAACAAATCCCAATTGTCCCAAGTATGTTTGTATCGCAAAATATTGAAAAGTATTACTATTTATTGCAATAAAAATTTGCTTAGAAGTTTGGGATGAAGGTATTTTGATCCAAAATGAAGTTGAAAATCCTCCTGAACCAATAGAAAAAGTACTCATTCCTTTCAAATCGGCATATTGATTGGTTCCGTTGAAACTAGCACAATAAGATCCAGACTTGAAATCTGAAGAATTATAAGTTATTGTTGAAGATGACAAATCATAAGTGCTTCCACTAGATCCACCATTGACAAGTGTATTTTCAAAATTGTAATACCAATTATAGTCTGATTTGTAAGTGTAAGAATAAGTGTTATTGTAAGTGTAATCGTAAGTATAATTGTAAGTGTAAGAGTATGAATATGATAAATTGTCAGATGAATCAACCATCAAAGATTTAATAATTGAGTTTCCACCAACTGTCAAGTTGGAATTAAAAGAAACGTCACGATTGACAAACAAACGACTATTAAATGAGACATCACGATTAACAAATAAACGGCTATTAAATGAGACATCTCCGGCTGAAATTACATTTCCAGTAAATGAAGGTGAAACTGTGGACATTCCAGAATTTAAAGACGCGTCCAGCCATGAATTAACAATTCTTCCTCCTACAAATAAATTATTTGAAAAAGAAACATCTGAACTCACTGATAATCTGCTGTTCATGGAAACATCAGACGTTATGAATAATCTGCTGTTCATAGAAACATCATTTGTAAAATAATTAGTTCCTGACCAAACATTGTTAGAACTTAACAATGTCGTACCTCCACCGGATTGAAGAGCTGAGTCCACATAAGACTTTGTGGTGAAACTTGAATTTGTGAATGTGGGGTTTGCTTGTCCTACATAACTAGGAACCAAATTAAAACTGGCATTTCCACCAACTGTCAAATTAGAATTCATAGAAACATCTCCTCTAACAAACAATTTACTATTCAACGAAGCATCTAATCCAACAAAAATATCAGCATTCAAAGAAAGATCATTGTTAAATGTTGTGAATCCATTGACAAATAAGCGACTATTCATTGAAACATCACCATTAATAAATAATCGGCTATTCATGGAAACGTCTCCGGCTGAAATTATTATGCCAGTGAATGAAGGGGCTGATAGAGGCGCTCTGGAATTTAAAGACGCATCTAATAAAGAATTATTAATTCGTCCTCCGACAAACAAATTGCTAGTGAAAGAAACATCGGACAATACGGATAATCGGCTGTTCATGGAAACATCTCCTCTGACAAATAGTTTGCTATTTAATGAAGCGTCCAATCCAACAAAAATGTCCATATTAAAAGAAACATCATCATTGAAAGTAGCAAAATTCCTAACAAACAATCGGCTATTAAAAGAAACATCTCCATTGACAAACAATCGGCTATTCATAGAAACATCACCAGCTGAAGTAATTATCCCAGTGAATGAAGGAGCAGCAAGAGATGCTCTTGCGTTTAAAGACGCATCCAACAAAGAATTATTAATTCGTCCTCCAATAAACAGATTATTAGAAAAAGAAACATCAGATAAAACAGAAAGTTTGCTATTAAAACTAACATCACTGACCACATTTATTTTTCCGCCAACATTTATATTTCCATAAAAACCGGCTCCGCCATTAACAACCAATGAACCATTTGAATACGATGTGCTATCATTGACAACTCCAATAAATCCATTATTAGTTTGACTGGCAATAACTCCGCCGGTGGAATGAAATAATGTGGGATTGGAAGCATTATTGTAAATGTAATTTACTGCGGTTTGATCAAAAACTGAGTTATTCATGATAAATTGATCAAAAAGCATATTTGTGAAAACTGGACCGATATTTTTGGCTATAAATCCAACTCCTGGTGCCGTAACAGAAGGATATTGACCAGTGTTCGTATCTGGATTCAATTTGACAGAATAATTTGAGTTATTATACATAAAAACTTGATTATCAGTTTCGGTTGTAAATGTCTGTTTAACACCATTTTGATAAAGCTTATATGCGGATCCCATAGTACTTGCCTGGTCTGAATATGACATAGTGAAAGTGAAATGACGCCATGTATCATCACAAATTGAATAAGAAGTGTAGAATTCAGTCACTTTATGTGGAGGACCGTAATTAAATCTAACAGTAAATTGGAGGCGTCCAGCTGGGCCGCCGCCGAAGGTCCCTGAGGTGCTTACGGTAAAATATTTCCAATCACTCAAATAAATCATTAAGATGGGCTTTGAAGTTTGGGATGAAGGAATTTTGATCCAAAATGAAGTTGAAAATCCAGTGTTGGCAAAAGAAAAATTACTCAAACCTTTTATTTCAGCGTATTGATTAGTTCCATTGAAACTAGCACAATAAGATCCAGACTTGAAATCTGAAGAATTATAACTGATTGTTGAAGATGACAAATCATAAGCGCTTCCGTTAGATCCACCATTCACGAGCGTATTTTCAAAATTGTAATACCAATTGTAATCGGATTTGTAAGAATAAGAGTAAGTGGTAGAGAAAGAATATGACAAATTGTCAGACGTGTCAACTCTAACAGATTTAATAATTGAGTTTCCACCAACTGTCAAATTGGAATTAAAAGAAACATCACGAATAACAAATAACCGACTATTCATAGAAACATCATTTGTGAAATAATTAGTTCCGGACCAAGCATTATTTGAACTTAATAATGTCGTGCCTCCGCCAGATTGAACCGCCAAGTCCACATAAGACTTTGTCGTAAAACTTGAGTTTGTTAATGTGGGGTTTGCTTGTCCTACATAACTGGGAACTAAATTAAAACTGGTATTTCCGCCAACTGACAAATTAGAATTCATAGAAACATCACCTCTGACAAAAAGTTTGCTATTCAACGAAGCATCTAATCCAACAAAAATATCCGCATTCAAAGAAAGATCATTGTTAAATGTTGTGAATCCATTGACAAATAAGCGACTATTAAAAGAAACATCACCGTTGACAAATAATCGGCTATTCATAGAAACGTCTCCGGCAGAAATTACTATACCAGTGAATGAAGGGGCCGCGACAGTTGCTTTGGCATTTAAAGAAGCATCTAACAAAAAATTATTAATTCTTCCTCCGACAAACAAATTGCTAGTAAAAGAAACATCGGACAATACGGATAATCGGCTGTTCATGGAAACATCACTTCTAATAAACATTTTACTATTAAAAGAAACATCACCGTTGACAAATAATCGGCTGTTCATGGAAACATCACCGGCAGAAACTACTAATCCAGTGAATGAAGGAGCCGCGATAGTTGCTTTGGCATTTAAAGATGCGTCTAACAAAGAATTATTAATTCGTCCTCCAATGAATAAATTATTAGTAAAAGAAACATCAGATGAAACTGATAATCGGCTATTCATGGAAACATCTCCTATAACAAACAAACGGCTATTCAAAGAAACATCATTTGTAAAATAATTGGTTCCAGACCAAACATTATTAGAGGTTAACAATACTGAACCGCCACCGGTTTGAAGGGCTGAATCCACATAAGACTTTGTTGTAAAACTTGAATTTGTAAATGTGGGATTTGCTTGTCCGACATAAGTTGGTACCAAATTAAAACTGGTATTTCCGCCAACTATCAAATTGGAATTCATGGAAACGTCTCCTCTGACGAACAATCTGCTATTCAAAGAAACATCACCATTGACAAACAATCTGCTATTCATGGAAACATCTCCGGCTGAAATTATAGTGCCATCCAAACGCATTGTGGTCAAAGTTCCGCCAATTGATATTGTCTTGGACGATGACGCGCCAGTGCCAATACTAATTAAGCCTGTGCGATTTGGATGTGTGCCAATTTCTATTTCACCATTTGTCTGTGATGTTCCCATAGATATATCAACTGACGCTTGTCCTTCTCCTAACAGCAGATGTCCGTATGGATTTATATAAGATGATCCGCCTGTTATTCGCACTTCAACTATTGAAGTTGATCCTCCGCCAGTTCCTCCTATTTTAATATTTTTTGCTCCGCCATTTCCGGTTCCAATATTAATATCACCGGTTCTTGTATTTAAAGTTCCAATATTAAGTGTTCCTGTGGTTTGTAATGTGTTAATATTCATTGTTGTTCCAACAGCAGACGTTTCAATTGTGTTTGATGTTATTGTTCCACCAACAAACAAGTTCGCATTTAAAGAAGCGTCTCCCAAAACTGTAACCCTAGAACTACTATTTGAAAGAATCACGTTTCTATCAATGGTGGTTGTATTTGCCAAATCATAACTGTATTGACCCAACCGAGATCTCACTTCAATCATTGAAGTGTCAATGATATCAACTCTAGATTTTGTAACTATTTGATCTGGGATTGGTTGTGATGGACTCATTATTGACCACTTGTCATTATTGTCCAATTTAATGAAAGCGCCAACTGCGTTTCCGGCAGTTTCTATTTCAATGCCAGATCCAAGAGTAGTCGTGCCATTTTTATTAAGACGAATCAAATTATCAGAAATATCCAACTGAGAAACATTGATGTATGTCATGGTTCCTTTAATGGAAAAGTTGGTGGCTTCAATTTCACTAACAAATAATTTTTTCCCCACAGTTAAATTGCCACCAACTGTCAAATTTGAATTCATAGAAACATCACTGTTAAGAATAGAATTTCCTTGAACAAACAGTCTTGAACTTAAAGACGCATCGGATGTGACAAATAATTTGCTATTCATGGAAACATCTCTTGAGAAATAATTATTGCCAGTCCATGAATTGTTCGCGGATAATAAAACAGTCCCGCCTCCATTTTGAACAGCATTATCAACATATGATTTAATAACAAAATTTGAATCGGTTGGAACACCCGACCCTCCGTATGTTGGGAAATTTCTAAACGTTGAATTGCCATTAAATGACGCGTCAGAAGCAACTGATAATTTACCATTCATGGAAACATCACCTGCTGATACAAGTGTGCCTGTGAATGAAGGAGACGCAATCGGTGCTCTAAGGTTAAGAGACGCATCTAACAAAGAATTGTTAATTCGTCCTCCGATGAATAAATTGCTAGTAAAAGAAACATCAGACAAAACTGATAATCGGCTGTTCATGGAAACGTCACCAGCTGAAACTACTTTTCCAGTGAATGAAGGAGCCGCAATAGGTGCTCTGAGATTCAAAGAAGAATCTAACAATGTGTTAATAATCCTTCCTCCGACAAATAAATTACTCGTAAAAGAAACATCAGATGTGACAAATAATTTGCTATTCATGGAAACGTCTCTTGAGAAATAATTATTACCAGTCCATGAATTGTTTGCTGATAATAAAACAGTCCCCCCTCCATTTTGAATAGCATTGTCAACATATGATTTAATAACAAAATTTGAATCGGTCGGAAC